CAAATCCGACGACCGGCACGGACGTGGATCTGTGCGCGGTCCTCAGTATCACGGCGAAGGAAGTCGGCACGTTGTTCGGCATCACCGGCACGTTCGCTGATGCGATGGTCGGCGCCAACGCGGGTGCGACGGTCCTTCCGGATCGCCCGGTGGTCGTGCCGATCGGGACGATCGACCTGAACTGCGCGGCCAGCAATACCGGGTCGGTGAAGTGGAAGTTGATCTATCTGCCGATCGACGACGGCGCTGTTGTGACGGCGGCCTAGTCAGGATCTTCCATGTTGCTACGCGTGCTGGTCGGCCCCTATGCGGGGCAGGTTCGAGACTTCGCACCGATGGCGGTGATCGGCGCCTTACAGGCGGGCACGGCCGAGCGACTGGAGACCGAGGACACCGATGCTCAGCCTGGTGACACCGCCGACGTCGGAGCCGATCGATCTAGCCACAGCGAAGCAGCAGTGCCGGGTGGATCTCGGGGACGACGACGCCCTGATCGAGGGCTATATCACGGCCGCTAGGCAGTTGGTCGAAGAGATCACGGGACGGCAGTTGATCACGGCTACGTGGGATCTGATCCTTGACGGCTTTTCGTGCTGTATCGATCTGCCGAAGCCGCCGTTACAGTCGGTGGTCTCGGTCAAGTACGTGGACACCGCTGGTGTCACGCAGACCGTGCCGACCTCGAACTACAAGGTGATCGGCGCGGTGGGCTCGGCGGTGAATCCGGCCGCGCCGCTGGCCAAGATCGAGCAGGCGTATGCGACCTACTGGCCGATCGCGCGCTGTGAGTCGGGCAATGTGACGGTGCGGTTTACCGCCGGTTACGGGGACGCCACGAAGGTGCCGCTGCCGATCGTTCAGGCGCAGTTACTGCTGATCGCGCACTGGTATCGCAACCGGGAATCGGTGGTGATCTCGCCAGCGAGCGTCTCGACGCTGCCGCAGGCGGTTGATGCCCTGCTTGGGCCGTATCGGACGTTTCCGGTGTGTAGCTGATGGACATCGGAATTGATGCAGGCGGGCTGGACAAGCGCGTCACGATTCAGGTGCCAGGCCCACGAGTGCCGGACGGGAAAGGCGGGTTCACGGAAACGTGGACCGACCTCACGCCGAACGGTTGGTGGGCGGCGATCGAACCTGCGACGGCCTCGAATGTGGAACGCCGTGTTGGGCGACAGGTAGAAGCCAAGGTTTCGCACCTCGTCACGGTGCGGTATGTGGCCGGCGTGTTGGTCACGGGCCGTGTGGTGTTCGGCACTCGGATCTTCTGGATTCGCGGCATTGCGAACCGCTACGAGCGGAACGTGCAACTGACGTTGGCGTGTGAAGAGAAGGTCTGATGGCGGGCGTCAAGATCGAAGGCCTCAACGAGATTCGTCGGGCGATCCAGGAGATGCCCGCGCTGTTGATCCGAGAGGCCGAGCCGATCATCGCCGAGGTGAGTGAGTCGGTCTTCCGCACGTTGAAAGCCGAGTATCCCGAAGGCGAGACCGGCAACCTTCTGCGAGGCGTGAAGCTGGTACAGACCGGGTCACTCTCGTGGCGGGTGAAGAGTCAGAGCAACATCGCGTTCATCTTCGAAGAGGGCACGGTCCAGCGGTATTTGCGACGGAACGGGGCGAATCGCGGTGTGATGCCGGCAGCCGACATCTTCATCCCGTTAGCCGTGCGCTACCGCGCCATCATGGTCTCGCGGTTGGAAGCGATGGTCGAGCGGCAGACGGGTGCGACGTTTGAGTCCAGTGCAGGCGTATGAGCCAGAGCGCGATCGATCAGGCCCTCGTCAGTCGGTTATCCGCTGATGCGGCATTGACGACCGCAGCCCCGGGCGGCGTGTGGTGGGAGTTGGCGCCACAGGATGCGGCGGTGCCCTACGTCGTGATTACGCTGGCTGAAGACGTGGACGAGCAGATCTTTCGTGGCACGGCGTATCAGGCCACGCAGTATGCGATCGAGGCGATGGACGACAGTCCGTCCTCCAGTGGCGTCATGACCGCGTACGACCGGATCCACGCATTACTGCAGGATCCGACGCTGACGATCACGGGCTACACCTTGCTGAAATGCATTCGACGCCGACGGTACCGCAGCGTGATTGAAGACGGCGATCAGCGCATACAGCAGTGCGGTGGTGTTTACGAATTGTGGGCGCAGCCCACCACATAAATGGTCACACCAGATGGTCACACCATTCTCTCCAAATTCTTCTCCGCCAGATAAGCGGACAGGCCGAGCGTCTGATCTGCCCGGGAGTGCATTCGCCGCCGCCGGAGTGCTACTTGGTCTATCGCTGAAAGCATGGATCTCTGGGGTGTGTTACTCGTCGCTTGACCTTGTCGGGACAGCGGCGATGTTGGTCGCATTCGGTCTGGCATGGAGCGTCATTCGCGGCGTCGTGCAAGGCCTGCGGATGGCGAGGCGTGCATGACCGTCTCGCTGATCTGCGCGGCGTTCAATCGTCCACACTTCCTGCCGGTCTTGCTCCATTGCCTGCGGGTCCAGACGCATCAGGACTGGCAATGCCTGGTGATGGACGAATCACCCGATCGCGTGAACTTCGATGTGGTGGCGGCGATCGATGACGACCGAATCCAGCACGTCCCCTGCGATCGGTTCAACGACTGGGGCCAGACGGTCAAGCGACTCGGCGCTGAGATGAGCAAGGGCGCGGTCTTGGGCTTCCCCAACGATGACGCCTACTACGTGCCCACGTATCTCGAGCGCATGGCCGGGACACTGAAGCGCGACAAGCTGGGGCTCGTCTACTGCGATTGGCTGTTCGACATCATGGGCTACGTGCCGTGGTGCGCGCAGCCGGTGGTCGGACACATCGACGTGGGCGGCTTTCTCGTGACGCGCGAGGCGATGAAACAGGTGCCGTGGACCGGTGGGCATCAGACGGCTGATGGTGAATGGGTGCAGGCCCTGGTCGCGGCGGGCATTCGGCATGGGAAGGCGCCGGGGGTCTTGTATGCCAAGAATTGAAGCGCCTATCTCGCAGGTCACCCGCGATCGCGCCTACTGGAACAAGGGCGTGGCGAACGTGCCGATGATGACGGGAGCCGCGTCTGTCATGGACTGCTCAGACCTGATCGATGCCTGCCGTGGCTTAGGAGTGGATCTGCCACTCGGCGATGTGCTCGATGTTGGGTGCGGCACAGGTCGTCTGGCCCCGCTCTGTCAGGGCTATCTCGGCGTGGATATCGCGGCTGATGCGGTCGCCTACTGCCATGCGCAGGGCGTGCATGCGCGCAGTTTCGACGAGCCGTGTGATCTGCCGGAAGGTCCCTTCGACACGATCTGTTGCTTTTCGGTCTTCACGCACATCAACCGTGCGGACCATGTGGCGTATCTGGCCGAGTTCAAGACCCGATCGCGTCAGTTGCTGGTGGACATCATCCCTGGGGATGGTCGTGGCACCGTGGCGCTCTGGACAGCACGTCCGGTGATGTTCGAGTCGGACCTGCGTCATGCGGGCTATGTGGTCATGGCGACGTATGACCGAACCTCGCCGGATGGCGTGACGCATCGCTACTACCGAGCGGAGTTGGCATGAACGTGCCCGATCGCGATCTGCTCGAGCAGTACGGCCGGACCGAACCGTTCGCACGGGCGTATCTCGGTGGCACATTCGATCTCTTCCATCGCGGCCATCTGGCCCTTATGGCGCGGGCGCGGCGGATCGCGAAGGAGATCGTCGTCGGGGTGAACACGGACGAATTTGCCGAACGCTACAAGCGCAAGCCGGTGATGTGTCTGGCCGATCGGATCGCGGTGCTGAGTGCCTGTCGGTTAGTGGATCACGTGGTCCTCAACGTCGGCGACGAGGACTCGAAGCCGGCCATCGTGCATGCGGGCGTTGACTGCATCGTGCATGGCAGCGACTGGGTGGGCGAACCGTTGATGCGGCAGATGGGACTGACGCCGGAGTTCTTGCGCGATCACGGCATCACGATGGTGACCTTGCCCTACACGCCTTGGGTCAGTTCGACGTCGATCGTGGAAGGCTGGCAACCGGTGATTGTTAGACAGGTCATGCGCGAGGAGTTAGCGCATTGAAGCCTACCCGAGTTTTTGTCGTAAGTGGTGGGGCATCGTTCAGCCTGAAGGACGTCGACAATGGCGTCGTCGCAGGGCTGCGTGCGGCCGGCGCCGAGGTCGGCACCTATGCGTATGACGAGCGACTCGGCGCGTTCAAGCACGTGCTGAACCTGATGTGGAAGCGGAAGCGGAAAGACAATCCCGCGATCGAGAAACCGCCGTTTCTCCATGTGCAGCTCAATGCGATTAGCGAAGCACAGATGATCGCGCAGTTGAACGAGGCCGACTTCGTGCTGTTCGTCTCGGGCATGTTTATCCCGCTTCCCGTGTTGAAGGCGTGGCGGCGATATAGCCGGATCCCGATTGCGCTGCTGCTGACCGAATCGCCCTACGACACGGACCACGAAGCGCGATGGGCCGAACAAGCGCATGTGGTATGGACGAACGAACGTAGCGTGGTCGAGCGACTCCGTAGTGCGAATCAGGCGATCCGCTACCTGCCGCATGCGTGGTTGCCCGGGGTTCACGATGTCATCCCGAAAGACCTGAGCGCGATCCCCCGGCACGACGTCGTGTTCGTGGGGTCCGCGTTCAAGGAACGGATTCAGTTCCTGGAGTCGATCGACTGGACCGGGATCGATCTCGGGCTCTACGGCCACTGGAAGAAGCTGCCCCGTAAGAGTCCGCTGCGGCAGTACGTGCGCGGCGGCATCCAGGAGAACGAGACCACGGCCGCGCTCTATCGCCACGCGAAGGTGGGCCTCAACCTCTATCGCAATACGAAGGGGTGGACTGGGAAAGAACGGATCTCGGGGGCGGAATCGATGAATCCGCGCGCCTACGAATTGTCGGCCGTGGGCTGTTTCCAGATCAGTGAACCACGGGCGGAAGTCGCGGAGATCTTCGGGGATGCCGTGCCAACGTTCTCGACGCCAGCCGAATGTGAAGCGGTGATCCGACGCGCGCTCGCGGACGACGTGTGGCGCCGGCGATGCGCGGATCTCGCGCAACTGCGCGGACGCGGGCATACGTGGTTTACCCGTGGGATGCAGATGATGACAGACCTCCGGCGCTACCAGCATCAGGAGGCGGCGGCATGACGCCATCAACGCATCGGCTCGTAGGGGCGATCGGCCGGCATCTGATCGCGCTTGGTAAGGAAGTACTGCAGTGGCGTGACGCCCAACCTGGGGTTATGTCCCATTCTCATGAAGACGAGCACGCCCTGCGGCCACCTCGTCCTATGTCTGCGTCGAGCGGACAAAAGCGAGTGAACGATGTCTAGGCATGCAGGGCGCTACGGCGCCGTCTACATGAGCACGAGCGGATCGACGGCGGCGATCTCGATCACGCAGGCGGCGTGGTCGGTCAATTTCACGACCGACAAGATCAATGTCACGTCGTTCCGCGATGCGAACAAGGTCAACGTCGTTGGCCTGCCGGATGCTTCCGGCGACTTCTCGGGATTCTGGGAAGACACCGAAACCACGCTCTATACGGCGAGCCGTTCGACGGACGGCGTGAAGCTGTATCTCTATCCCGACATCACCAACAAGCCGAACTCGTACGTCTACGGGCCGGCCTGGGTGGACTTCAAGATGAACGTCACCGTCGGTGGCGCGGTCGAGATCAGCGGATCGTGGGTCGCGAACGGCAACGTCGGGGTGTACGGGATCTAGCGCATGTCTGAGTTGATGGTCACGCCGTCGCTCGCGGCCAAGGGTATGTCCGGGGAACTGCGTCACGGCTACCACGTCGCGGCGCGGTTCGGAGCCTGGACGCTCAACGTGGAGCGCGGGTCGGCGTCGTCCATCATCTCGGTCTCGGCGCTGGAGCCCGATGGGTTCTGGTTCGACCAGTATCCGCAATCGCTGAAGTTGCAAGTCGGCCAGCGTCTGTGGGTGTGGCGCTCGGCCGAACGACTCAATGACACTCAGTACCGGGTCACGGGTGATCCGATCGTGGAATAGATCACGCTCCGGGTATGGTGCTCGGAGCCACATCTAGAAGGACGTGTGTTGTGGCAAGGAATCGTTTCCCGCAGCCCGATGTGGTGCGGCTCCCGCTCTCTGACGGCGACTGGATCGAGATCAAGAAAGAACTGAACATCGGCGAGGAGAAAGATGTCTCGCTGTTGGCCTTGCGATCCGTCGGCATGGACGAACAGGGCCGTAACAAGCTACAGCACGACTATCAGTTGACACCCTTCGCCAAGGCCGTCGTCTATCTGGTGTCCTGGTCCCTCTGGAACGCAGATGGGCCGGTGAAACTCCACGACGATCAGAAGGCGCGGCTGTCACAGCTCCGCGCGTTGGATCGCGATAGCTGGGAAGAGATCACGGCCGCGATCGACAAGCACGAAGAGGCATACCTGGAAGGAAAAAAGTCGCAGGCGGCGACGACCGAGACGACCACATCTTCGACGTCTGCAGCCGCCTGAAGTGGCGATGGACGTACTGGGATGTGGCGTCGTTGCCGCTGAGCACGTTTCGCAATCTGACCAGCTATTTGAACGATGAGGCGCGGCGGATGAATACCACCGCCGCCGGGAGCACGACGACCACGATCAGTAGCGCGTAGATCGCCATGGCCACGTCTCTGAATGCACGTTTCGACGCCGACTTCTCCGCACTGCAGAAAGCTGTGGCGGGCGCGGACGTGCATTTCCAGACGTTCGAAAAGTCCGCTAGTAGAGCCTCGTTAGAGATAGGGAAGCTGGCGACCTCGTTTCGCGGTGACAAGCTCATCTCCGATGCGGTGCAGGCGTCGAAAGCGGTCGAGGCGATCGGTGGCGCCAGCAAGCTCGCATCTGGGGATGCGTTGAAACTGCAGTCGCAGCTGTCTGGGGCGATGGATGCGCTCAAGCGCCAGGGTGCCGACATCCCGCCGAGCCTGCAGAAGATTTCCACCGAACTGAAGGCCCTCAACGATGTGGGGCATGTCGAGAAGGCGATCGGCGGTCTGAAGGATCTCGGCGGGCAAGCAGGCCCAGCTGGCGCAGCGATTGAAGGACTGGCCGGCAAGTTCACCGGACTTGGATCGTCGGCCTCCATCCTTGGTCCAGTGGGGATCGCGATTGCCGGCGTGGCGGCGGCCGCCGTGGGCTTGGTGGCGATCGGCGGGACAGCCGTCTCGAGCCTTATTGGGATGGTGGAGCATGCTGCCGATGCCGGCGACCAGATGCTCACGCTCTCCAACAAGACGAAGATCGGCGTGGACGCCCTGAGTTCGTTCAAGTACGTGGGCGAGCAGACCGGTACGTCGTTGGAGAGCATCACCGACGCCGTGTTCAAGATGTCGGTCAACCTGGGCAAGGGCAGTGAGGTTTCCCAAAAGGCGATCAAGCAGCTCGGCCTGTCATTTACCGAGATCAAGAATGCACGCCCGGAAGAGGCGTTCATCCAGACCATCGAGGCCTTGAGCAAGGTCGGAAATACCGCACAACAACAGGCCATCGGCGTCGCGCTGTTCGGGAAGGGCTTCAAAGAAGTCTCGCAACTGACACGCGAGGATATCGGGTCGCTGATTGCGCGCTTCCATGATCTCGGCGGGGGCGTCACCCAGGAAATGGCGAACGCGGGCGATGCCGTGCATGACGCCATGAATGACATCGGGGTGGCGTTCGAAGGCGTGCGGCTGAAGATCGGCGCGGCGTTCCTGCCTACCGTCGCCGCGGTGCTGACGAAGTTTGCTGATGCGTGGATCTTCGCGACGAAGAACGCCAGCACGTCCTACGTGAACTTCGCCGAGACGCTCGATCAGGTCGCCGCGGAAGTTGTGCAGATTATCGGCGCGACGATCCTCGCGATCAATGACCTCCTGAAATCGGCCCGTGGTGCGGGCGAGAGTCTTGTCTCGTTCGGCAAGGCCCTGCAGTACGTCATCCCTGATTTCGGACAATCGGGCAAGACATTCATCGAAGCAGGCAAGCAGCTGGAAGGCTTCGGCGACGCGTCGAAGAACGTCACGGGCATTCTCGACAAGCTGGGTTTTGCACTCGGCACAACGACCGCTGGTTCGCTCGCGAAGATCCGCGATCAAATCGCTCAGTCGGCCGAGGCTGCGCGCAAAAGTCAGCAGAGTTTCTCTGGCCTTGGCGACAGTTTGGACGCGCCGAAAGACAAGATCAAGTCGCTCGGCGACGAGATGGCCAAGACTATTGCGCAGGCCACGAAGACGGCGGCCGAGTTCGATAACGGCAAACTCTCCATCACCAATCTCGGCGCCAAACAAGCGGAAGCCAACAAGCTCTTTCTCGATGCGGCGCAAGCCATGCAGGCCATGGGAACTGCGTCCGGTCCCCTCTACGACAAGTTTACGAAGCTAGCGTTTGCCACGGCCAACTGGCATACCACGCTTGGACCGATGAAGCTCGGACTTGAGGACGTGATCAAGGAGCTTCCCAAGCTCACGGACACGCTCACCTCGACCGACATCACGATCGGGGCGTACGCACACAACCTGAATACCCTACCTGATATCGGTAAGGCCTTTGGCCTGAAGAATGTGCCGAAGGATCTGAAGGACGCGGACGATGCGTTCCAGGGATCGCTCAAGAAGACGTCTGACGCCTTTAGTGCTTTCGGATTGACCTCCAGGGCAGAACTGCAACAGGCCGCGATCGCGGCAAGCCAGAACTACCAGATTGTTGCGGCTAGTGGCACAGCGACGGTGGCGCAGATCAAGTCCGCGTATGACCAGATGATCGATGCGCAACTCGCGGCGACCGGGAAGCTGCCGACGCTCTGGCGCACCATCACGAGTGATATCCCCAGACTCTTTGACGGAGTCGTGACCTCGTTCACTGATGGGATCGGCAAGATGTTGTCGGGGCAGGAGTCCTTCAAGGATGGCTTCCTTGGCATCTGGCACGACATTCAGAAGGGCCTCGGCGACATTCTCAGCGACATCATCGCGTATTTCGAGCGCATGTTCATCGCAAAGATCACCGCATCCTTGCTGGCTGGTGGCGGGATCTGGTCCTCCCTGATTGGAACGGCGCTCTCCAGCGGCGTGCAATCTGGTGTGGCGAATGCGGCGGTCAGTAGCGGCGCGCAAGCTGGAACCAACGCAGCGGCACAGACGATTATGGGCGCCGGCACCACCGGTACCGGTGTGGCGGCTTCCCACGGTGCTCTTAGCGGCTTGGCGACCACGAGCGCAGTTGGATATATCGGTGGTCCGGTGGCTGGCGGCATTGTCGGGTGGAAGGTTGGCAGGGCGACGGGTAACTATGCCGCCGGTATCGCCGCTGGGGCCGGGACGGGCGCAGCCGTCGGATCGCTCGCCGGACCCTGGGGTACCGTCATTGGCGCTGGCGTGGGCGCGATCGCTGGGGCCTGGGGCGCGCACAAAGCCAATAGCGACGCCTCAAAGGAGATGCGCGAGGTTCGCGGCGAACTCGAAAAGACCTTCGGCTCGATCGAGAACGTCCGCAAGCAGGCGCAATTCGTCGGCGTCGATATCGACAAAGCCTTTGCCAATATTGGCCGCGGCGTTGATGGCGTCAAGGTGTTCAATCAGGTGATCGACGAGTTCCAAACGAAATGGAACAACCTCGATGCCGCCATGAAGCGGTATGGGATTACGCTGTCTGAACTCCAGGATGCCCAGAAGAATCCCCAGCAACTCTTCGCGGATCAATCCGCGCAGCTGCAGTCGGACTTCAAGGCGCTAACCGGTGTCGGCGGCAACCTGCCGAAAGATACCGTCATCACCAAGATGGCGGATAGCTTCAACGCCCTGTTGATTGCGGCCAAGGACAGCGGCAGCAAGATTCCGGCCGAACTGGAGCCGATCCTTGATCGGATGGTAGAACTCGGGCTTGTCTCGGATGATGCGAAGAACAAGCTGCTCGGCATCGGTAGCGCCAGCACTGGTGACCTCGCGAAGGCGACTGAGATCGCCCAGAAGTATGGGATCTCGCTCGCGCAGCTCGGCCCCTCGTTTGAGCAAGCGCAGATCTCGGCACGCGCACAGGACATCTTCAAGGACTTCTCGACACTGAAGGATCTCAACGTCGATATCGGCGGCTCGCTGGCCGGCATGTCCGACGAGATCAGTCAGTTCGTCTCTGACGCGAAGCAAGCCGGGGCCGAAGTCCCAGAGAACATGCGGCCGATCCTGGAAGAATTGCTCGCGAATGGGCAGTTGATCGATGAGAACGGCGAGGCGCTCAAGGATCTGACCGGCATCAAATTCGGGAAGCCGCTCGCGGATCAGTTCGCGCCCGTGACGGACGCCATTCATGAACTGATCGATGTGTTGACCGGCAAGTCCAAGGACAGCCTGCCGGGCGCGCTGCAGGACGGCATCGACCAAATGGGCGCGATCGCCCAGCGTAGCGACATCAGGATTCCGATCAAGTACGACTACGAGACGTTGCAGGTTCCAGGGGGCGAGCGCATTGAGGCCCCGCCGACGGCCACGGGGGGCATCGTGACGCGTCCGCAAGTGCGACTCGTGGGCGAGGCGGGACCGGAAGCCATCATTCCGTTGAACCAGATGCGTGGCGGAGGCACACAGGAGATTCACGTCCACGTCAACATGGATGGCCGAGAAGTCGCCTATACGATCGTGCCATTCGTGCCGGAAGTGCTCGGGCTCCATGGATTGGCGCATTAAATGGCGGTCGTCACGACGTTTACGATCGGCGGGGACGACATGCGTGGGTATGTCCAGCTCGGGACATTGACCATTGACTATGAGATTAACAGTCGGCCCGTGATGCGGTGCGTGTTGCGGTCCGTCGATCCGGACAAGATCTCGGCGCTCCTGTCCTACCACACGATCCATAACCTGGACGTCGTGGTGGAAGTCGATAGCGTACGCGTGTTTGGCGGCATCGTGTGGACTGCGGACGAGAATCCGGTGGTGGATTATCGTCATCACGAGTACACCGTTCAGTGTGTCAGCTACGCGGCCTATGGCGACGTGAGTCTCTTCAACGGCATTACGGCCGCAGGGACACTGAAATCCATGCTGACGACGATTGCGGCCAATATCGGTCATGGTGTGACCTTGGACGCCGCGCAAGACACGGGGCCGACTCTCGTTGATCAGGGCTTCCCGTTCCTGACCGTGAATGGGTGTTTTGACCAACTCGCCACCGTGTCAGGCTGGAATTATCGGTACGACTTCGACAAGCATGTCCGTTTCTACGGACCGGGCACCATTGGGGCACCGTTCGCCCTCCAGGATACGGACGGCTCGATCCTCTCCATGAAGGTCTCGCGGACGTTGACGGGATATTCGAACTATATCCTGGTCAATTTCGGGTCATCCGGCCAGCAAGTCGTGCTCGACAAGTTCTTTGGCGACGGGTCGTCCACGACATTTCCCCTGCATTACAATGTGGCGGTCGCGCCGACGACGGTCTCACTGAATAGCACAAACTATCTCATCGACGGCGTCACGTGGACCTATAATGCCGGCGCGGGCACCATCACCTACAGCGGTAGCCCACCAGGCACATCGGATACGATCGGCGTCCCCTATACGGCGCAGTTCCCATCATCGCTCAACGTCACGGACCCAACCGAGATCTCGCTCTACGACTACTTTGCGGTCGTGGTCAGCTACCCGGATGTCTATGACTACGTACAAGCGACATCCCTGGGCGAGGGTGAACTCGCACGCCGTCTCGGTGTGCCGCGGACCTTGTCCGCGAAGACCTCGACGGCCGGTCTCGTGCCTGGCATGACCGTCAACGTCACCGTGTCGAAGTTCGACATGTCGAGTGTGGATTTCCTGATCACCAAGGTCTCCATGCAGCATGTCGCGAAGATCGGGGCAGGACTCAGCGGCAGCAATCTGTTCTTCTTCGATGTGTCGGCCGTTGAGGGCAATCAGTACCGCGCGAACTGGCAGCAGTATTTCAAGAACTTGATGGGGGGATCGGCCACCAGCGGGGCCACGGCCGTCAGCAGTACCAGTGCGACATCCCCGACGTCGATCCCCTATGCCTATTGGGGCGGCTCCCTGGCATCGGGCCAGATCGCGAATGCGACCTGGAAAGACGTCCCGGATGCCTTGCCGATTCGCCTGGATGGCACCGCTGGCGTGGGGCAGACCGTTCGCGTGCTGCAAAGAACCGGTCATGCCGGCACGAGTGTGCAGGCCCGTATTGTCAAGCGGGTCGCGGGTGTCGATACGCAAATGGCGACCGGAGGGACATCGACCTCAACCGTGACTGACGAAGAGGTGGTGACGTTTACGCCGAGCAGTGGCGTCCACGACTACTATCTCCAGGTGAAAGGGAGCGACGGAAATGCGTCCGTGTTTGCGATGGGCCAGAGCTTGTAGTCTGCTGGCGTTGTGGCCGACCGTGGCTGCGGCGCAGACGGCGCAAACGACCGATTATCTCGGCGTCTCGACCAAGATCGTGATTGGTGCCAGTGGCGACGTGCAGAGCAACTTTGACCAGGTCTTGAAGGTGGTCGGTCTACCGTCCGTCTCTGGGGGCGCCTCGAGCGCGATCGGGATCGACACCAGCGGTAACGTCCGGAAAGATAGTGGGACGACAATAGACACGTCCGGCCACTGGTTCTTCTCAAACTGGCTGTATGGTCCGTTCACGGTGGCGACGAGTACAGGCGCAGATCCGGCGCTCGGCTTCGACAACGTCCGTATTCATCAGAACGCCGGCACGCCACGCGTCACATGGGAAGATGCGAGCAGTTCGCAGTGGACGATCGACAATGCCAGCGGCGTCATGCGGTTTTATCGGACCAACAGCAGTGGTAGTGCCGATACGGTGCCATTCCAGTTGTACGATTATCTGTTGGTCGATCCGAAAGCCAAGGCGATCTTGCCGAACCTGCCGTACGACATCAATCTCGGCTCGCCGTTGCGGAAGTTCCTGTCCGTGTATGCGGCTGAACTGAATGTCGAAACGCTGGTGCGTCAGAACATCATGGCCACGATGGGCGGACGTCTCTTGATCCTGCTGACGACGCAGCTCAGGGCTGATATCACGAGCACGCAGACCACGATCACGGTCAATGACAACAATCTGGCCAATGGGGATCGCGTCTACATGGAGGGCGAGGGCCGTGTCGAATTCATGGCGGTTGGGAGCGGCGCGACCCTGATCAACCTGTGTCCGCAATCCGGATCCTGCGCGACAGCGGACACGACGACATCGTGGGGCTTGAACGTCGGCACCGCGTCACTCGATCGCGATCATCGGTGGCAAGGCGACGCATCGATCAGCCTCCCGAATACCGTCTTGAATTTCGAATATTTCGATGGCACCACATGGATGGCCAACGCGACGACCTATACGATTCAACTCGTGATGCGCCGTAGCGACGATGGGCCGATCGTGCCGACCGGGTCGTCGTATCAAATCTATTGCAGCTCGGTTGATCTCGCGTCCTCGACGGTCGCGGATGATCTGGGGGCCACGAGCACGGGCCACTGGTACCGTTTACATGGAACCTGTACCCACAGTAGCGGGGGAAGTCGTGCGGGCGTGACGCAGATGCCCACTGGGTCAGTGACGCACAATATCGATGCGATGCAGGTCGAAGTCGGCTCGACCATGACACCCTGGTCGCAGACGGCGGCCAGCTACACCGTGACACGCAATCTCGATGGCAGTGGCGGCAACGCCTGGGTGGCTGGGACCGCGGTGGCGAATACGGGGCAGACAGGCAACGGATTCATCGACGCCTACAGCACGCGTGGCGTGAAGGCTGGCACCGAGATTGGTCCGACGCTCTGTGGGAACGTCCGCTTGTCGAGCACGTACAACGATTGGGCGCCGCGCTGGTGCTTGGGCCAACTGCAAGGTGTCTATGGTTACGGATCCAGCACATTCGGTCTGGTCTCTGGCGATTCGACGAAGGTCTGGATCGCTCAGGACGACGTGAATGGCTTCCGCATTATGAACGGCGCTACGCAGAAGTTTCGTGCTTATGCCTCTGACGGCCACCTCTCCATCTCGGAGGGCGCAGTCACGATCGATGACAATGGATTGCGTATTGATATCTCAACGCTGCCTGGAGGTTTTACGGCCTCAAAGGCGTATAACTTTAGTACGGGTGGTAGCGACACGATCGGGTATTCAACAGAAGGATCAGGCGGCACGATACGTCAATCTAGGATCGTGAACGACTACGCCTCAGGGTCGTCGAAGGATGCTTACATCGTATTCGAGGCATCAGGGCGATCGTCTGGCGGCGCCGCAATTACGGGTCATCTCGGTCTCTATACGGGAAGTGGCGTCGGCGTATCGGGGAATTCTGCAGAGGTGCAGGTGGACGTGCCGATTATGCCTACGGCGAGCGTGGCGCTGGGACGCTCTGGCGCCAGATGGTCCAATGCATTTTTCGATGCGCTTAATATCGGGACCGGCACGGTAACCATTAATGGCACTGCGGCAGGCGATAGTGGCGGCTCGGTGACGTGTCCCACCGGCCAAGCCATCAAGACCATCAATATCAGACAAGGCATTGTGATCAGCTTGGCGTGTGGAGCGCCCTAAGGATGTCAGTATATCGACTAATCATAATCGGATCGGCATTGCTGATCAGCGGCTTCACCGTGAGAGCGCAAGCACCAACAGCGCCAATGATGCCCACGCCGGAACAGGTTGCGCAGCAGAGGTCCGAACTCACCAAACAGGCAACCATCGGTGAATTGATGCGCCGTGCCGCCTCCTGTGAGGCGAATATGTTGGATCTGCAGATCTTGAAGGCGCGTGTTGCCGAACTCGAAGCGATCGAAAAGAAGGCCGCAGAGATGAAGAAGCCGTCGGCGGAGTCGGCGATCAAGCCATAGGGCAGACCACAGCACACGGACCCACGCGAGCAGGGCGTGGGGGACATGCGAGGCTAAGGGGCATGAGACATGTCGATCCAGATCGGGGCCGGGGAAGCCATTACGCTGCTGCTGGCCGGGATCGCCACGGTTGTCTGGCTAGTGCGGCTCGAAGGCAAGGTCAAGGAAGCACACGCCGAGCGGAAGTCGGACGTTGAGGTTATCAATGTCAAGTTGGGGAATATCGTCCAGCAACAGGACAGATTTGAACGAGACATCAGTGGACGTGTCCGAGATCTGGTCCGCATTGTCGGGCGTTCCAAAGTCTTCGAAGACTCGGATAGTGAGTGACACGACGATGCAGCCTGTCCCTATTGTGGTCGTGGATGATGACCCGGTCGATCGGCGGATGATTCAGACGCAGATCGAAGACATGGTGGACAACTCGTTCACCTACCTCTCGCGAGGGGAAGAACTGTTGGTGCGTCTCCATACCGGGCAACTCGAGCGGCCGGGGCTGATTCTGATCGATCTCGTCTTACCGGGCATGTCAGGATTCGAGTTGATCAAAGAGATTCGCGAGCATCACAAGCATCTCGATCGGACGCAGCTCGTGGTGCTATCACGCGCTGAAGATAAAGAATCTGAAGATACGGCGCGGATGTTGGGGGCCGCAGGCTATATCATTAAGCCCATCACCATCTTCTCGTTCATGCACGTCGTCATCAATATGAAGCCGCGACGGTTTCGGTTCAAAATTCACGAACGTGGGCGGGAGCACTGAGCATGTCGAAGGCTGATCAGGCAATCATCATGGCGCTTCGGTGCATTCCGTTTGTGTTCACGGCGTATTGGCTGTGGAACGATCCACAGAGTCCTGCGGCCAAGATTGTGGGACTCCTGCTAGGCATGGCGATCATCATCCGTGCCATGCGTGCATCGACTGGCGACCTATAGATGAACAAGCTCGAAGGCGTCCATCCGGAACTGATCGATAAGGTGCATCGCATCTTGATGGCGATGAACGCCCTGGGTCATCCAATGGTGGTCACCGACGGTGTGAGAACCGCTGAGGAACAGCATGCGCTCTACGAGCAAGGTCGGACGAAGCCCGGAAAGATCGTGACGAATGCGGACGGCTATGCGAAGAAGTCGAATCACCAGCCGCACGAAGACGGCTTGGGTCACGCTGTTGATCTCGCATTTGTGGATGCGAACGGGCGTCCGACGTGGGACGACAAGATGCCATGGGCGACGTATGGCGCGTGTGCGGAGGCTCTGGGACTAACCTGGGGAGGTCGCTTTCAAGCGATACGCGATTTTCCACACATCGAACTGATTGGATGATCGCGATGGCGCGTGGTGATGTCGTTCACGGCCCCGACGGCGAAGAACTCGTGATCTACTGGGATGGCGGGCATGACAGTCCATCCTTGATCGGGCCACGAACACAATACGCGCAACAGCTCTACGTGAACGGGGATGTGGAAGGACGGCCGTTTAGGAGAGGCGCTGGGGCCGAACGCTTGGTGTATCGGAGACGGCACGAGGTAGGGAAGTGAGAGGATGAGATGAGACAGCGAGTGATCATGGTGCTGGTGTTGGGGCTCGCGGCCAGCGCGCAGGCGCAGACGCCGGCAGGCCTCATTGATCCCAGCAAGATCACCTGTGTCGGCACGTTTCGCATCGCCGTCCCGCAAGGCTCCGTCGCGGATTTTTCCCGCGGCATGACCGCCATGACCTATCGCTATGTGCCAGGCGATACGCGTCGGCACTATTACGTGCTCGCGGGGAGTGGGCATGTCCTCGAATCCGTGGAACCGGCCACGCTCGCGGCCTGCACAGCATCGGTCAACACGACGCCGTTTTCGCAGGCCGCCGCTTGGGGCTGGGGAGGCCCTGACGGGAGCGCGACGGGATCCGATTGGGGCGCCTTCCCGATTGCCAGCACCAGTGGGTGCGCGACCGGAAATTATACGGATTTCTTGCCTGGGGATTGCTGGGCAGTCAAACCCGGTGGCCTCAAATGGGACGACGCGAACGGCCTCCTCGTCGAAACGTGGTTTCCCATCTACAACGGCTTTGATACGTGGGGGAAGAACGGGATCGGGGCGGCGACGTTGAACAGCACGGCCCACACGCTGGCCCTGACGGGGTGTTGGGCGGCGAACCCGCCCACGTATCAGCAGATCACGGGCGGCGGCCTCTTGATTCCGCCCGCGTCGTGGGTCACCGCGAATCAGGCGCGCTTGCCGGCGAGTGCCAAGGGTTATTGGCTGCTGGGGCTCGGGGGCGCGACAGGCACGGTGGAAATCACGAGCAACGGTCCGTCGCTGCAACTCGTGCCGGTCCCCTCCGGTAATACTTGTACGAACGGCACGACCACGCCGTTTCCCACGCCGGCTGGCACCGTGCTGGCGCGGTTTGCCGCGAACGCGCTCGGCCCAACGTGCGGCGGTGGGTCGCTGGGATGCGCCACCAGCGCGAATCCACCCACGCATCCCTTTCCAGCGAAACTCGCCTATACGGGTTACAGCCAGACGTTTTCTCCGTACTGGTGGGATCCGTACCAAGGGCATGGCTGGTTCTGGGGTAGCGGCACGTCCTGGGGCATGGACTGGTATGACGATGGCGTGGTCCGTGGCGTCGTGGTGCCCTATCGCATCGTGTCGGGCTGGGCGACTGGGACGATCGCGGCCACACCGGCTCCGTCCTACAACGCCGCCACCGGCATAGGGAGCTTCTCGACGACGAGTGCCGTGGATACGCATGACGGCGCCGTGCCGCACGTCGATGACGTGATGTGGGCGCAAACGTGCGCCCCGTCGGTGGCGGGATGTGATACAGCGAACGCCCGCGACTGGACGTGGATGACGATCACGGGGGTCAGCACGCCCACGTCAGGCACGACGACCTATACGTATGCGGTCGGCGGCCTGGATTTCAGCACGGGGAACCATGTGCCGGTGCCTGGGATGCAATGGTGGTTCGGCCCCTTCTATGGCCACGGCGCCACCGGCGGGTTTTTCCCACGCGCGACGTTTCGGTTGCAGATCATCGATCCCAACGAATACACGAAGGTGCTCAACGGCACCTACGCGACGCCCGATCTTCCGACGTATTACGCCGACGTGGATGCGACCGCCTTAATGCCGGCGTTTGGCGGTCCGGCGACTGGGCGCGGCGTCGCACAGAATGGCGGTGGGGGCAACTCCTACACCGGACCGTCCTGGTCGGGCGCCGATCCCGCCCATCAGCAGTTCTTGACGACCGTGAGCTTCACCGACTGCACGGGCGGGCCGAATTACAGCACCTGCGGCCAAGTCTATGTGTGGAAGATCGGTCATTCCACATCCACCATGCCGGCGCCGAGGCCCGCGACCGTTCCGCCGGTCGTCACGCAGTGAAGGAGATCAACCCGTGAAGCGATTGGTTTGTCTGTTGAGTGTTCTGGGGATCGCGGCGACCGCGCAGGCGCAGACCTGCCCAACGGCGCCAAGCGGCACCGTTGTCTCGCCGACGCAGCTCTGTTTCGTCGCGAGTCCCGATCATGACGCGCTGGATCTCGGCACGCCGGTCGTCAGCGGCTACACCATCGGATACTGCGTCAAGGGCAGCGATGCGGCGACGTGCGCACCCGTGCAGTCGCAGAGTCTGGGTAAGCCCAGTTATGCCGGGCCCAACAAGATCATCATCGTCAACAAGTCGTCGCTCCCGACGCTCTTCGCGACGCCCATCGGGCAGGAATACATTTCGGTGCTGACGGTGAATGGTGAGGATGCTGGGTTGTTTGCGAGGTACCCAGCCGGCAACCCTTTTGGGCAGCCCAGCCGCCAGGCGCCGCGACCGGCTGCCGTGGGCCCAGTGGCGACGCCCTAGGACCGGAGCATCAGCCGCGGATCACGATCCTCGAGCCATGGCCGCGGTTTGTGCATCAGGGCGACCAAGTCACGATCCTGGTCCGGGTGACGCCACCGTTTCTGGCAATACCGGGCACGGCGATCAAGCGGGTGAGCGTGTATCAGAAGAGCGTCCCGCCGCCGGCGAGTCCGTGGACGCTAACCGGGACGGGATTGCAATTCCTGCCGGGGGTGTTGGTGCAGCCGACGAAGCTCGGCGCCGACGTCTGGATGGCGGAGATCGAGACGATCGAGGGCTGCATGGATCGGACGGCTGCATCGCGGTCCTTTCAGGTGACGCGGTGAGGTTCTTCTGGATCGCTATTCCGGCCTCGGGGCGAGTGTGGTTGATCCAGGCCGACAGCCAGAGCGAAGCGGCGATCGAGGCGTTCAAGTTGAATGGCATTGTGATTCGAGAAGCACTGTGAGCACGCTGGTCTACACCTTCGAGCCGGAAGGCAACGTGCAGGCGATCAGCCCGGATGGCCAGAAAGTGGCTTTCGGGAATACGTCTCTGCAGGTTGTCCATGTGCCGAATCCGGCCGCCATCTGGCCGATCGGATCGGGACGTTCGCTGCGGTTCATCGACGACGATCACGTGACGTGGATCAGGCCAGTCAGCGCGGTCACGGCTCAGCGCTTCGTGGCTGATCTCCGTGCCTTCGACGCCAACATCCCGCCCACGGGTGACGATCCGTTCTTCGTCGCAGCGAATGAATTTGAGGCAAGCGGAAGTCACTGGGCGAGCGCGTTCACGGCTGCGCGTCGGGTTGCATTCGATAATCGGCTGCTTACGACAGGCGTCACATCGGTCCGCATGGCCGGTCAGTTCCTGCTGACGGTCCGCGACAACGTGACCTTCGAGGTCTATCTGAACGGCGTCCTTGACTGGAGCGCACCCAAGCCTACCGAGGCAAACGAATTCCAGATCTCGACGCATGGCTGGATCACGTACGGCTACTACGGACCCGCCAAGATGATCACGCCCGATGGCATGATCCACGACATTTCGGTGGCGCCCTGGGGCAAGGAAGGCGTCGCGAGACTCGTCCACACGGTTGACGGGGAAGTCTGGGCGTGGTCGTCCACGAACAACCGAATCGACGAACCGATGGTGCTGGGGCGGCGGTTGACATTTGGCACTAATGGGAAGTGGCGTTCCGAGGCGGAATGCATTGTCCTGACGGCGTTTCCAGCGGATACCATCTGCGTCGCTGAATGGGACACGCATGGGGCCTACGTCGTGGCTGGCAGCGCGAACTTGGGGCGTTCAACGCCACTTCAGGTGCATGTCGTCCCGATTGACACCGCGCGCATCCCGGTGCCTGATCCAGCCGTGCCGGCGACGCTGCCGGACATTCCCTGGAAGTCCGGTCCGGTCTGGACTCCATTCGACATCCGTGCATCGTGGCAGGCAACCGCCACCGCACGACAGGGCAACGTCTTTTGGTTCCGCAAGGGCGATCCGGTCGAGAACGATCCGCAGGGCGATGTCGGGGCATGGCTCGACCTTGATCCGGTAACCAACAACGTCGGTCTGCTGGCGGACTCCTCAACAGGCCAGAAGATCAACGGGCTGAACGACTGGATGTATTTCGACAAGGCGAGACTCTGGTTTCCGCTTGTCGGAACGTCGGGCTGGTCGGTCACCTACGACTGCGAGTTTCGCTGGCGCCATCACGCGATCGCGGGGAAGGCGACCGGCGATCCGAAACGCGTCAGTATGGCCTTTGAGGTCGGCCGTGCTGTCTTCAAGGGCGTGGAGGTCGTCTACCGACACACCTACGACGCGTCCGTTGACGACAACGATATCGAGTATTCGTACTATGATCGCAACATGCGAGAGATCCGCTGGGAGATGTGGCACAAGGGCGCCATGGTCCAGCACACACAGCCGGTGCCATTCACTGGGACGGAAGCCTTTGTCGTAGCGCCGAGGCCGCAGCCCTACGGGCCGATCGCGGGAGAAGACGAGATGAATGCACCGGGCGTGACGATCGACAGCTATGGGACCGCTATCCGGCCGGGCCAGCCCTGGGCGGTGGAGTTTCACGACCGCTTCAATGACGTTCGGGGCAAGGTGGAGATCGTGAACGGATCGCTATACGTCTCGCTGAAGAACGCGAAGGGCGAGGATCGGAGCGGCAACAAGCGACCCGTGGCGGTGCAGCCATGACCGACCAAGCACAATTCGCCATCGAGACGGCCAGAAAGCTGATCGCTCAGTGCGACCGCATCGGCTGTCTGTGGTGTTCGTCAGATGGGCCGCCAGAGACGCACGTCAATATATGCCCACAGCATGCGTTGCGGACGCTCCTGCATGACTTCGATCGTGGGGTTGATGCTCGCAAAGAATACGAGGCTCTGTACAGGTTGGCGCGTGAGATTGCTGACAAGGGCGATCAATTACCTGAGTGGAAGAAGTCGGAGTTCTCAGCAACGTTCGGAAGCGCCTCCGACGCCGTCGGCTGGATGGACAGTGAGGGACCGGTAACCGTAGCTCCTGGTAGGCCCAAAGCGGCTAAGCCGCGGCGTCACGATGGAGACGGCGAGGTCGTCGAGTGAAGCGATCTTTAATCCGGACACGTCCAGTTAAAGGAAACGCCCGGATCGTTTAATAGCAAGGTTCCCCCTGGATCGGCCTCATGAACCGATCGACGAAGGGCTGAGGTCCAGCCCGGGGGATACATACAAGGACCGCACAGACAGGACCGCTGTGGAATTGCGCCTTTTGAGGCGTGAGCCCAGCGGTCTTTTGTTTTGCGGTGGGAGAGCAGACAGATGGTGTATTCGAATCGGCCGATCGGCAAGGACATCACCGGGTTCCTGCCCGGATCGCTGAATCAGGTAGACGGCAACCGCTATACGGTCAGCACGGCGGACGGCTCGGTGCTGTCGGTGCAGCCGAATGGCGACTACCAGACGCGCGCGGCCGGGACGACGGGGGAGTACGAGGTCGGCGAGCGCGATGGCAACTTGCTGATCTTCACGCCTGGCGGGAACGTCTGGCCCGTGATCATCGGAGGCCAGTAGTGAAGGCTGCGGACCTGTTCCTGCTACTCGCCGGCCGCGGTGGTAGCGCGCCGATCGTGTCGGGTCCTGCGATCAAGGGCTTCGTGCGTCGCGATGGCAAGCTGTTCGTGGACGACGGCGGGGTGTTCCGGCCGTTGTTCTTCTCGGCGCTGTCGATCCTTGGTGCCAACAAGCCGAGCGAAGCATTCCTCAACTGGGGACGCAAGAAAGGCTTCAACGGCTTCCGCGTGTTCGCTGGCAACCTGACCTTCGATGGCGCGACAGCAGCACAGGCGCGTGCGGCGCTGCCGGGTGTGCTCGACATGGGCAAGGCGCGAGGGTTGCGATGCGAGGTGACCGCCTGCACCGACACCGCGAACATGTCGAAGGACGAGATCCGTCAGCATGTCGAAATGGTGGCGGCCATCTGCGCGGGACGGCCGGAAGTATTCGGGCTCGAGCTGGGCAACGAGTTGTATCACCAGACCCAGAATCCGGCGCTGACGGACACCAACTTCCTCGCTGAGTTGCGAGACCTCGCGCGCCGTGCCGGCTATACCGGCCTGATTGCCTACGGGGCCGCTCAAGACGACGAATCGACCATGTTCGGCGGTGGCGACTACGTGACCGTCCATCTTGATCGCGGACGGGACATGTGGAACCAAGTCCGCCGCGTGCGCGAGATGCAGGCTGTCTCCGACGCAACCGGGAAGGCCGTCGTCAACAATGAGCCGATCGGCGCAGCGGAACCTGGAACGCCCGGGCAACGGCTCAACGATCCAGCCGCATTCCTCTGTCTCGGGGCCTTGTCGCGGCTGTTCGAGGTGGGCGCGATCTATCACTTCGAAGATGGCCTGCACATCAGCTATCCGGTCGGCCCAACACAGGATGCGAGCGCGGATGCCTTCGTCCGAGGCTTCCAGGCGATGGACGGCTACCTGCACGGCCAGCGAAGCAGCTATCAGAACAGCAACGGGCACGGAGGATGGGCCTCGTCACCTGTGCAGAACTTCGACGAGGGGCGAGCCGTGCGGGCGTACGCCGGCATCAACGGATCGAACGGCGGCGTGGTGATTGTCGGCGGGGACGATCCCGGCATCGTGAGTATCGGTGCGGGTTGGCGGCTGACCGGGGAGAGCTACGGGCTACCTGGTTGCCGCGTGTTGGAAATCGTTCACTGAGAGGAGACCGCGATGTCTTTAGTCAACGTGAGCCCAATTCCTGCGGCGAACGACATTGCTGATCGCAGATGGATCCACGCCATAGATACGAGCAACCGACGTCTGTGTTTGGCCCTTGGAACATCGCTCTCGAATGTCTCTAACCTGATCTATGGTCAGCTTGCGAATTGGTTTTGGTTCTGTTGCTACCGCTCTTTCCGGGGACCATCCGGTGTCCAGACGGTACTGGAGACTCGATCGGCCAGAACGCCTGCGCCATTCGGAAAACGGAAACGTTTGACCGTTAACTGTCACGAGTCGATTCGTCCTGATATTGCTCATCTGTTCAGAGCGAGTCGCCCAGCGACAATTCTCAGGAGAGTACGGTCCATTATTGTCGCGACGTTCGATCGAATGGAGCTTCGAGGGACGAGTGCCCATGTCGGACAGGAATGCCTCAAACGAATCGCGCCAACGCTGGCAGACTGTTATTCCTCGCTCGCCGTAATAGCGAAACGCGTGGTCCCTGGGGTTGTGGCACCTGGATTTCATGCTGCCCCAGATCTGATGTTCGGACGTGCGACTCTTGCCGTGAGTAAGCAATCTCTTTCGCAAGACATCGCGCTGAAGGCACCCGCAACTCTTGGTGCGTCCGTCTCTCAATGGTTGCGAATGCACCACGCGAGTAGCACCACAATCGCATCGGCACGTCCAGTACGCTCTATGTGGGCGGCCAGTGGTCGCTCGTTCGACAACTGTAAGCCGTCCAAATCGTTGCCCAGTGAGGTCAATGAGCTGTCTCATGCTTAGACTATAACACTGATATGTAGTCTTTGGTGAGAGAGCATCGCAAAGGAGATTACGGTGGGATTAATTGGACTTTTGGTGACTATCCTGATCTTGGGGCTGATCTACTGGGCCGTGCTGCAACTGCCGCTGCCCCCGCCCTTCCCGATCATCGTGCAGGTGATCTTCATCATCATTCTGATCCTCATTTTGGTGCAGGCGCTGGGGCTCTACGGTGGTGGGCCGCTCATTCTGAGGCGATGACATGACTACGCCGCTAGCTGTCGCTGAACAGCCCCTACCGCCGAAGACGACAGCTCAGGAAGACCTCGTCACGGCCGGCCAGCGGAAGGTCAACCTGATCTGGGAGTACACGCAATCAGTCATTGCCCTACTAGTAGTGGGTGCCACGATGGTGAAGGCGTTTATGACGGTGTCCGGTGAGCAGATTCCGACCATCATGGCGGTGGCGTTCGGGACGGTCGTCGGGTTCTACTTCTCGCGCACCAATCACGCGGCGATCGGTGGCGTCGGACCGAAGCCGGTCATGCAGACGTACGAAGGACGATAGGACAGAAGGGACAGCATGCAGAAGTTTTGGGATTGGATCACGGACACTGTGACGAGTAATCCGACGTCGCTGCTTGAGGCGGTGCGCCAGATTGCGTTGGCCCTCGTCCTCTTTGGTGTGATCCATTGGAGCGATCAGCAGATGGCCGGCGCCATGATGGCACTCAGTGCCTTTCTGGCCATGTTTAATCGGGGCGCCGTCACGCCCAACAATCGCGTCGTCACCCGTGTCGATGCCGACACCGGCGAGCACGTCAAGGGGCAGGCGGCTATGCCGACACCACCGGATACCAAGTAGGAGAACCTTTATGCGAACGATTCGAGTTCTACTCTGCGTCTGCGTGCTCGGCATGGCTGGATGCGCCAGCAATCCGACGCCAACGCTCACGCCCCCGGGCCAGATCGCCAAAGGGGCCGATCAAGTCATCACGACATCCGATACCGCCCTGGGCGTGCTCGATGGCTTGACACCGACGATCGTCCCGAAGGATGTGACGCGCAACGTGGCCAAGGCACTGGAAAAGGTCGGCCACGGCGGGAAGGGCCTCTCGGCGGCGCTGGATGCCTATAGCAAGAGCCAGACGGCGGACAACTGGAAGAGCGTGCAGGGTGCGGTCAGCGGCATCCGGTCCACCCTCGATGCGGCGATCAATGAAATCACGGACGAGAAGATCAAGACGACCGTGCGGGGCGTCCTGCAGCCGATCTTCGATACGCTGCTGACCATTTTGGCCATCCTGCCCCCGCCGCCGTCGGCGCATAACCTCATCGATCTGGAAAGGACGGCACTCGTATGTCTGTAACTGGCACGCTCGGCAGCATCATCACGGGCGAGAATCAACTCGCCGGCATCTTGCAGGGCGCCCTGACCCTGTTCGCGGTCTTCAAGTCGGCGCGGGATAAGTGGGTCGCCGATCATCCGAACACGCCTGTGCCGGCGGAACTGACGGACGCCTACTGGATCGCGAAGCTGGGCGAGGATTCGGACAAGCTGATCGCCCACGCGCAGGCGATCGCCAACAAGTGGGGCGCCCCGGATCCCTCCACATCACCAGGAGCCTGAATCCATGAACGGCCACGATCGACAGGGCTTCCATCTTGTCATCACGAGTATCGAAGAATTCACGGCATTCGTCGCGTTGATCCGCGGCGATGCCAGCGCGTCTCCTGCCGTGATCGCCGCACTCACCAAGGATGCGCAGCGAATCACGGAGGCGGGCACCACGCTCGGCGAAGCGGCGGACACACTCGATCGGGTCTCGCCGGACCCACCGACCACGTAAAAGGATTTAACCATGTCTATCAATCCGGACTTCCAAGCCGCGCTCGATGCGGTCGATACGGCTACGACGACCCTCGGTGGTCATGTCGCTACTCTGAGCACGGCGGTGGACGGCGTTTCGACGCGCGTCGCGGCGCTCATCGACAAGATCAACACCTCCATGTCGCCGGCCGACGTGGCGTCCGTCAAGGCCACGCTCGATGCCGAGACGACCAAGCTGGATACGGTCTCGACCGGACTCGACGCCATCGGGACGGCGCTGAACGGCATCGCGGTGGACAGCAGCAATCCGGTGCCGTCGGTGCCGCCGGCGCCCACGGTGTAGGACAGCGCAAAGATTCGGCGAGGTCCGCTCAGGACCTTGAGGGAGGCGGACGGTCAGTGTGTTACTGACTGTGAGGGGGCCTCGCCGATCGTTCAACGGTCGGATCTGGAGATTCGGATAGCACGACAGGGAACGCGTAACACATGGCGCAGCAGCAGATTCTCGACATTCTGACGGATGACTTCCTGACGGCCTTGGTGAACCGCGGGATCTTACCCACAGGCACCACGCGCGCATCGGTGTGGGCGGGGAATGTCTCCAACGGGGTCGGCGGGTACGTCAGTCACGTGAAGATCATCATCAACAACTCGAGCTTCGACGACGTGACCCCGATCCCGGTCTCTCCGGTGGATGTGCCAGCGGAGATCCAGATTCTGGGCGGCTAATCGATGGCGATTGCGTTCGATGCGGCCACCGACGGCGGGAAGGTTAATCCCGGGACGAGTCTGACCTTCTCGCACACGTGCACCGGCAGTAATGGGCTGCTGGTCGTCGGCTTCTCCGGAGACAACTTCGGCGGAGCCGACGACGTGTCCTCCGTCACCTACGCCAGTGTGGCGCTGACACTGGCGCAGAAGATCACGAGCACCACGGGCGGCGACCGAATCTCGTACATCTATTACATCCTGGGGCCGGCGACAGGGGCGCACAACGTCGTCATCACGTGCAGTTCATCGCATCTGATCCAGGGCGGTGCAGTAAGCTATACCGGGGTCAAGCAGAGCGCGCAACCGGACAACACGACGACGAACTTCAGCAGCACATCCGATACCTCGCTCACGACTTCGTTGACGACGGTGGCCGACAACTGCTGGGTGGTGTTGCTGCATGGCGGATATGACGGTGGCTCGGCACCAACAGCGGGTGCGAGCACGACGCGGCGCACCTTTGATGGCGCCGACGGTGGGTGGGCACTGCTCGACACGAATGCGGCGGTCACGCCGGCCGGGAGCCGATCGTTGATTTCGAACTACGGCAGCGGCACGAATCCGTTCGGATTGGCGATCGTGCATGTGATGGCGAGTTTCCAGCCAGAGACGGGCGGTGGCAAGGTCACGAAGAACATTCATCGGATTCGCTTGGGGACGAACTTGGGGATTCGGAAGGGACTGGCTGCGTGAAGCTACGGCACTGGCTTAAGCGTGAAAAATCGGGTTTAGCATTTACGACGTTGGAACTCGTGAAGGCCGAAGAACAGCAGGGACATGGCGTCGAGATCAGGCAACCAGACGAGACAGTGCTGTATGGTTGGATTGATCGTCCTGATGTTCATCTGATACATAGCCAGATCAGTCAGCGGACCTATCACGACAGAATTCCCAAGCTGCTTTTTTGCCACGGCGAGCCATTGTCGAGCGTGGGCAATGGCGTCTCGATGAAGGCGATCATCGACCTAGCGCCGATCTGCGAAGCGTTCATCGCCATGCGCAAAGAGGAGTGGTCGGCATGGAACGCTATCAAGCGCACATACGTTGTGCCGAAGGGCATCGACCTACAAAGGTTCACGCCTCTGGACGTGCCTGCGCATGATCCGAAGAATCCGGCGTCTCGGCTCTCTGGCGATCCGGCGGTGCTCTACTGCGAGCACTGGCGAGGGCAACGCAATCCGCTGATTCCATTGCTGGCGATGGAGCGCGTGTCGCAGGTGCTGCCGAACGCGCGGATGCACCTGTTCAATGTGGAAGATAAGCGGATGTACGAGACGTTCAGCGCGCTGATTGCGCACGCGAAATGGCATACGTTCGTGCGATCATTGATGGGACCGGTCAAAGACGAAGACGTGAACTTGCTGTATTCCAGGGCTGACATCGTCGTGTCTGGGCTATTTCCTCTTTTTGCGAGAGGCATCGAAGCCTTCGGAGCCGGCAAGGCGTTCATCGGCGCTGGCTACCGAGATGAGGAGTACCCGTTTCGATGCGACTTCACGCCCGAATCAATGGCGGATGCGATCATCAAGGCGCACGAGGCCAAGGGGCAGTTCGACTTCCGCGCATGGGCCGAGCGCAAGCACGATGTTCAGGAGACGGTGAGACAGGCGACGGCCATCTACCAGAGGTATCTGTGATCTACGCCACGATCGACGATCTCCGCAGCCAACTCGGACAGGCTACGCCAGTCTCAGAGGCGTACGCCAAGAAGATGCTGCATGCTGTCCCGGTCGCCGAGGTGGTTGATCGCTCGGCGTTCATCTTGGAACGCTGCAAGGGCCACACGGTGCTCGATGTCGGGGCGTCCGGCCCGATGCATGATCGGATCGTGGCCGTGGCGGCGAAGACCTATGGCTGGGATCGTGAAGATGGCGATGGTGTGACCGGCATCGATCTGGACAATCAGGATCTGCACCTGCCGTTCTACGCGGACGTTGATCTGATCGTCTGCGGCGAGGTGATCGAACACCTGAGCAACCCGGGCCAGTTTCTGCGCAGATTACGAACTCGCTATAAAGGCGTGCCGGTGATCATCACCGTGCCGAACGCGTTCGCAGAAGCGGGGCGGGCGCAACTGGCGCGCGGGGTCGAGTGCGTGAACAAAGATCATGTCGCGTGGTATTCGTGGAAGACTCTGAGTGTGCTGCTGGCGAGAGCCGGCTACACGATCGAAACGTTCGCCTGGTATAACGGCCGGCCTTTGTTCGCTGAGGGCTTGATCGTCGTGACTGGAGGCTAGCATGGCCGCCCCGAAGAAAGGCGCGTTGCACCAACTGTTCGTACCGATGGTCGATTCGACAGACTTCGTGTCGATCAAGTCGGCCGTGACGGCGAGCCAGTTCAATGCCGGCACCCGCAAGTTCTACGGCATGAATACCGGCACGTCCGCGGCGATGACGAGCGGGGCGATCTCAAAGCTGGCTAGCCTTGTCCGATCGGGGGTGTTCCGGGTCACGCTCAAGACGACGGAGAATAACTTCGACGTGATGCAGGCGCGCTTTGCTGGTGTGACAGGATGCGCTGAACAGATCATGCAGTGGTCGTGCGTGGACAACGACGACAGCGACATCATGTCGGCGCTGACGGTCATCCAGTCCATGGCCTCGGATGCCGCGTCGGCTGCGCAGCAGGCCAATTCGCGCGTCCTGCTCAATCAAAGTCGAATCTCTGACACGTACTCGATGCTGTCGGATCTGATGTCCGACTTCCAGTCGAGAGTGCCCAAGGCCGTCGCGACGAACTCGCAGTTATCGGACCTGCATTCGGATCTACGGTCATACCTCGTGGTTATGAGCGGTGTGCTCTCCGACGTCCGCTCGTCGGTGTCGGATCTCCTGTCAGATTTGCTGTCGGTCGTGACCGTCACAGGCGTGCAACTCAATGCGTCCTCGCTGTCAGACCTCCGTAGCGCGATCACGGCCGGCCCTGCGGGTGTGCTCACGGTCTCGGACATCTCCGATATCGCGTCGCGGGTGCAGGCCGTGCTCGCTTCTGATGTCTCAGACATCCTCTCGGGTGTCCGACTGAACTCGTCGCGGTTGCTAGTTGCGCAATCGTTCCTCTCGGACATCCGGTCCTCGGCCTCGGATCTGCTCTCTGATCTGCTGTCGCTGATGACCACGACGGGCGTGCAGCTCAACGCCTCGACGATGTCCGATCTACGGAGTGCGATCTCCGCTGGCTCGGCGGGGACGTTGACCGTCTCCGATATCTCGGATATCGCCTCGCGCGTCCAAGCGGTCTTGGCCTCGGACATCTCGGACATTCTCTCGGCGGCCCAGCAGACCAACTCTCGCGCACTGGTGATTCAGTCGTTCGTGTCCGATATCCGCTCGCACGTCAGCGACCTGCAGTCGGACTTCCAGAGCCGCGTGCCGAAGCTCGTCGCCAGCAACAGTCAGTTGTCGGATGTGGCCAGCGATCTCCGATCACTCATCACCGCGGGCATCGCGCTCGATGCCTCGACGATGAGTGACATCCGATCCGCGGTGCAGGCGGTGACCGTCAACCTGACGCAGTCCGACATCAGCGACATTGCCAGTGCAGTGGCCGCGGCGGTGACCACGATCACGACCTCCGACATCTCGGATATCGCCAGCCGGGTGGATCAGGTCTTGGCCTCGAGGCTGAGCGACATCCTATCAGCCGCGCAGCAAGCGAACTCGCGGGTGCTGCTGATTCAATCGCAGGCCTCGGATACCTACTCGATGCTGTCCGACCTGAACAGCAACTTCAACTCGCGGGTCCCGCTCGAGCCCGCCGGCCGCTCCCAGTTGGTGCTGGTGGCGTCGATGGCGTCGGATGCGGCCTCCGCCGCCCAGCAGACGAATAGCCGGGTGCTCCTGAACCAGAGCCGCATCTCGGATGTCTACAGCCTGCTGTCGGACATGCAGAGTGACTTCCAGTCGCGTGTGCCGAAACGGGTCGCCACGGATTCGCAGTTGTCCGCGCTGACCTCTGATGTCATCTCAGCCCTGGCAGCCGGGGTGCCGGTGGATGCGTCCAGTATGAGCGACATTCGCTCAGCCATTGCCGCCGGCACGTTGACCCAGAGCGCCATCAGCGATATCGCCTCGGCGGTGGCCCTCGAGATCGCCTCGAACCTGAGCGACATCCTGAGTGGGGTCCGGCAGAACGCCAGCCGCCTGCTGGTGGCGCAATCGGGCGTCTCGGATATCTACTCCCTACTGAGCGACGTCTCAAGCGACCTGGGCGTCATGAGCGGGGTGCAATCGGATCTGTATTCGGCGGTGCAGGCGGCGCCCTCGCAGGTCTGGGCGGCTGGCACGCGCACGCTGACGGATGGGGCTGGGATCAAGAAGAACACGGCGCTGACGGCCTTCCCGTTCCTGATGGTGTTGGACTCGGACGGCAAAACTCCCGCGACGGGGCTAACGGTGGCGGCCCAGCGGATGATTGATGGGGTCGGATTCAGTCCGGCGACGAATGTGCCGACCGAGAAGTCGAATGGCTGGTATCTGATCGACCTCTCCGCAGCGGACCTGAATGGCAACACGATCGTGCTGCGGTTCAGCGCCACGGGGGCGCGGACGCGCGAACTGGTCATTGTGACGGAGCCGTAGTCGATGCTACTCGACGCCTCGGTCCAGTCCGGCTACCTCGTGCCTGGTGCGTTCGGGCCGTATTCGTCGGCCTCGTTCACGGTGATCGTCTATGACTTCATCACCTTCACGGGCGAAACGCTGACGCCGGCCCTCTCGTTCTCGGCTGAGACCTTGACGCCGTCCATCACGGTCTCCTCCGAGAGCCTGACGTCAGCCCTGTCCTTCCGTGACGAGACCTTGGAGCCGATCTGATGGAAGCGATTACCCGATTCTCTGCCGGGGATGCGATCCCGGAAAAGTCCACCGCCATCTATGGGGCCGTGCTCAAGGATCAGACCGGCACGCCGATCGACCCGAGCGCGGTCTCTGCGTTGACGGTGACGCTGACCGATTCGGTGGGCGCGATCGTGAACGGCTTGCAGAACGAGAATGCGCTGAATACGGGGAACGGGACGCTGGTCACGGGCGGGATCCTGTCCTTCACGCTGGATCCAGCCGATACCGTCATCTTGGGATCGAATCCCATGGAGCTGCGCTACTTCGCCTTCCATGTGGTGTTCTCAGGCGGGGAACATAACCACAACGTGTCGTTCTACGTACGGAATCTGGTGGGGGTGAGCTAGACCGACTGGCTAGATCTGTTCGAGCCGAACTAGTTCCAGCGTATCGCCACACGGCATGTCGTCATCTATGCCAGCGAACGTGGCTCGATTGCAGTCGCAGGAGTAGTTGCCGTCGTAATACATGAACTCGACGGAATGCCACGGGTAGCCGTACCCGAAGTTCTGATCGTAGGTTCTGGTTGATCCATCCGGCAGGCGCAACGTGACACGCGCGATGGTCTGTTTCCAGGGGTCGCCATCGCCTGATGGGTCCTTGGCGTCGAATACGACGGTATCCATCGGATCCGTGTACGTGTATGCCTCAATGAATTGTCGCCGCGCTGCGTCTGTTTCGAACCACATCGCATAAGCCTCGTCATCGTTCTGGACGAGTCCATAGCGAGCCGCAAGCTTGTCTTGGCCACCGCCCCAAAAACGCAGAAGGAACGGATAGAAGAGCCCCGGCTCCTGCGTCATGACCGCGTCACTCATCGCTCCTCGCTCTTCTTCAGGATCCCGAGAATATCTAACCGTTCGATTTGCAGCAACGTGTATGCCCGTCCACACTCCGCACACGCGAAGGCTTGGCCATCCTGCTGGAGCTGTTCAAAGGTGGCATCACAGCAGGGGGAGAGCGGCAGGGAGGCGCGTTCGATGCGGGGCTGGTCGTCAGCCACGATCGTTGAACTCCGCGAGCAGCCGCTCGACATCCTCGTGGCGCCACTCGCCGAGGTTGCCGTGCCGCGGCCGCGCCCAGCCTTCGCGCCACGCGCGCATCATGAGCTCGCGCACCTCGTCAGCCGTATACGTGCGGTCTGCGGCCTGCGCTCCGGGAGAACGGGCCGTGTGGGGAGAAGGCTCAGGCATTGCCACCCTCCGTAGGTTCCCTCCGAGGTGTATCAGAGCAGGGTGTGGCCAGCTTCAGGTAGTTCTCGTAGCTCGCTTGCACCTCTGGGCTTCGCGGTGGCGGGATGTACTGCCCGCAGCCGCACTCGCAGAGGATGAAGTCCTGAGCGGTGAGTTGTTTCACCTTCGGCGTTTCTGTGCTCATGATGTCTGTCTCAGCTGATCGGTAGTCTCAGATTCTACTCCTACCCCCGCACCGCGCGCCTCAGGGGGCCGACTTCGTAGGTGTGCATGCACTGCTAATCGATAGATTCATCGGCATCATCATCGACTAGACCGAGATGTGGAATATGCACACTTGTCGCCCCATCGTCCAAGGCAGCCTCATACATCTTGTCGATGAAATTAGTAAGCGGGCTCGATCCGTCTTCGTCCTCATGCTCCATTGCCATCTCGATCTCTTTGGCCCATTGTTCCGGATCGGTCACGCGCACTCTCGAATGGTCCCAATCTGCTTTGTCCTCGTCGTAGGCCAATCGATCACCGACAGGTCCATGGATGAATGCGTAGGCCAGCGTCTCAATGCCGATCGCGATGACCAGTCGCCCATTCTCGACGCCACAGGTCAACGGCGCATCTTCAGGTCGTTCACTCATTGCATAGCCTCCAGCGCCTGCTCGGCGCTCTCTCCTGATCGATCTGGGGTATCGCGTGGGGCCTGCGGTTTCGCTGGCGAAGGTTTCGGGATCCAGTCAGCGCCAGCCCCACACCGGGGGCACCAGCGGGTCACCCGTCGCCAGTGCGGGCCACAGCGCTTCGAGTGGTTAGTCGGTGTGGGCATGGGGAGTGACCTCCGGGGCCTGACTTGATTCGAGTCGCTTCAGCCCTTCGCAAACGAGCGACAACTGGATCGCTTCGGCGCAATCATCGCAGGCATAGACGCGGACGCCCGTGATGCGCGAGCGGATGACCCAGGCGGCGGTCCGACTGCAATGCTCGCAGGTATCGGGGCGGTATGGTTCAACGATCGTCGTTCCGGTGCTCTCGATCATTCGGGCTGCTCCTGATTCGGTTTCGGCTCAGACTTCTCCCGCCAGACGATACCGATCCCCCAATTACGACCAACGCACCACAGGCTCGTGAACCATCGCCAGCCGGTAGCTTCGCCGAGGTTGACAACGACGTCCAGGGGAACACGCGAGACACGCTTGAAACGGAAATCGTCGCTGGTCATGCGCCCTCTGCGTTTTTGCCAGCCCAGTGCCATCCCCCTTGCCAGCCACTTCCCAAGGCGCAAATGGAAATCGTCGGAATTGTTCGGAAAAAGATGGAAGTAAATTGTGGACAGTACGCGCCGTGTCTCAGGCATAAACGGGTGGGCCGATCGACGGAAAGGCCGCATTTTCGCGGGGACGTGCGCGCGAAAAGGATGGAGCGGGCTACGGGAATCGGACCCGTCTACCTGGCTTGGGAAGCCAGGGTGGCGTGCGATTTCCTTAGCATTTGGTGGCAGTGCCATAACGGGCTGCCACCCCTTTTCGCGAGGCGTCGGTGTGTTAGTGACCATGGCCGGGTGCCTTGATCCTTTGCGGCAACGTACTTGGCCATAGTTCTGGAGCGGCTGGAAGTGGCAGCCAATACGTCGGATCCCGCGCGAGGCGATCGCCGCTCCACGTTGTCACCCAAGACGAGGGGTAACCGCGGTCGCGACTGGCCTCGTCGCACGCGCTGTATTTACACAACACCGGACCAAGGGAGGGCGAATAAACCAGCACCTCGATCGCGTCCTTGGGCGCCGTCTCGATCGGCTGCCATTCCTGTTGAGCCTTGAGCCGATCGATCTCAGCAAGGAGCGCCGGGATGTCGCTGTAGGCATGGATGACGAACTCGGCTGCAGGGGCGATTGGGCCGTTAATCAGATCGGCCGGTGTCGCGGACTCTATCCGTGCCTTGATCGCGGCGAGGTATTCGTCGGTGATCATTCTAGGCTCCTGTGTTCGGTTGGGCTGGAAGCCCGTACAGCTCGATCAGGTGACGGATACCAGCTATTACGGCGGCGAGTGATTCTTCCGGTGTTTGATGCGCCTGTATCTCCGGCGTAGCCGCGATGATTTTCTCGGCACGGTCACGGTCTAAACCAAGTCGAGTTAGTTCGTCGAGCGCCAATTCAATCGTCCGAGCGGAGAACGGCGCATAGCTGGCGATGCGGTAGGCATCCTCAGAGATTTCAAACACGCCCCATTTCGTCGTCGCCATGGATGTCAGGCTCCCATCAACTTGCCGAGAAATGCCATCGCCTTCCGGTGGTCCTCGGCTTCAGGTGAAGCATCAGCTGCTTCGTACTGCGCGACCCATGCTGCAGCCAGTTCCGGAGAGATCCCCTGGACTGGCACTTCGACGAGGATCGGCTGTGGCCAAAGAGCATCCGACACGGTGACGCGAGGGTCAGCCAACGTGATCGCGAGGAACAGCTTACCGTCATCGCCGAGCAGCCATCGTGGGCGCACGTCGACCGGAGCGAACTTGGTACTCATGATGTCAGGCTCCTACCTTGCTCCACGCCAATAGGCGAGATGCCACGTAAGGCGTCCGAGGATCGACTCCACCCGCATCCTGAGCAGCACTCGCCACTTCAAGCGGAAGGGGATCGGATCCAGCGTCGCACGGATCAACGCATCGACCACATCGAAGTCCTCAGGCGACGAGGCATGTGCGAGGATGCCTCGCAGGTCACGTACCCACTCGTCGGGGCTCATGAGATCGTCGATGTGCGATGCAGTCATGGCGTCAGGCCCTTGCTGTCTTCTCACGTTCCAATGCCGCTTCCTGGGTACTGGACCAGTCGCCGTATTCCTCAGAGCCAACGAGCACGGCTAGGGCGCCATGCGCCTTCGGGATCAGTTCTGGTTGTTCGAGGTAGATCCGAGCCATCAGACAACTGAAGCCGAACGAATTACCGCTATGGCCGTCATCGAGTCCGGGCACCGCGCGCTTCTGTTCTTCCCACGGTAATGCGTGAAATGAATGGACACCATCCGGTGTGCCACAGGCCGATGCGATCAGGACGGCTTGCTCGCAACACATCAGCTCATACGGCAGGAACTTCCATCCGAAGTCCGGATTGCGGGCGAGATAGCCCTGGATGCGCTCACGGAATGGCTCTGGCAACTCGGCGATCTGCGCGTCGTATTCGGCACGCTTGGCTTCGTACTCGGCCTTCTGCTCAGCCTCGCGTTTGTCGTGTTCCGCTCGGCGATGCTCGCGGTCTTCGGCTTCGCTGCGATACCACACGACGATGCCGTTGATGGCCTGCCCACGGAAGCTGAATCCGAATCCCTTGCCCCACAACGTGAAGCGATCGCCAACCTTTGGCGTAACGAGATCCGTTTTCTCCATCCCGCAGCACATGCCACCATCGAAGCTGAGCGACCACCAGCCGTCGCCGCTACTCTCAACGCGCTCTAGCACATAATCGACACGTTCGCCGTCTTCCCATGCTCGATGTCGTCCGCTCATCGTCGTCCCTTCTTGTTCTTCTCAAGGCCCGTGGCGAGTTCTTGCATCAAGCCTAGGATCTGGCGGCGATGATCTGATCCGCGAGCTTCTCGACTTCCAGACGCACGTACGCCTCGTCCCTGTAGGAATCGGCCCAGTCGCGTCCATGCCGCAGCATCGAGGGCACCACGTCGCCGACATGTGCGCAATCGAAGCCGAGCCACCAGACGCGCTCCGGCTCTCCCGGCTGTGCCACATGGCAGATCGGCCCACCGTCAGCTTGGCAGAAATCGGCATAGGTCAATCCGCCGTGGACATCCGCACCGACGCTGTCGTAGTCGAGCTGATACCACCGATGTCCAGGTTCGACGGCCGCGTAGCCGCACCACATGCCGAGACGAGCGCGTACCATCAGACACGGCACGCCGTGATGGCGCCACTCGATACGATCAGGTTCGGCGTCCCATTCTCCGCGCGGCCAACCGGAACGATCGACCTTGTGCTCCCGGATCACTTCTGTCGGCATGTCCCTATCTCCTCTTGCGAGCCGTCTGGTCATTAAGTTCGCGCATCAGGCGCTGAACGAGTCGGTCGGGATGAGCACGGCCCTGCTCCCAATCCTCGATTGTGCGTCCAGACCGACCGAACCTAGCGCCGAACTGAGCCGTGTTCTCTCGTAGCCTCCTTCGGAGGGCCTGAATCGACGCTGGTTTCAGAGCCATCCGTGGTACTCGCCACGCTCCTCGATGCTCTCTGAGCCATCGTACTCATTGATGCGGACTTCGCCGTCTACTTCGGCGACGCGGAGCCCATCAGCGCCGAGGAAGCACGCACTCGTGACGCCGAACTTCTCATGCATCTCGCGTCCGAGTTGTTCAAGGAGCGGGTGTATGCCACCACCCCTGCTGAAAGACTGTTCGCCACCGTTCTCGACAGACCAGTGGCCATCAGGCTCGATCGATTCGCCGCGTTCGACTGCCTCTATGATCGGCTGATAGGTCAACATGTAGCGCTGGGCCTCGATCGGGAGGTCGGTATTCCACGTGGTCCAGCCAGCGCCGAAGTTAGGGCTGTAGAGAATCTTGCGTGACATGGACGACATTATACGGAATGTCCGTATGCCAAATCCAGAAGAATCGTAACATGTCGCGCGACTATTTCGCGTCTAGCGCCTAGACACGATCTGCAGGGCAGGCTTGGCGGGTTCCTTTGGCTGGGATTCTGGGGCTGGCGGCGTGGCCTCATCGTCCAACGCTTCGACAGCCTTAGCCAGACGCACGGGTACCGCCGACAGCGTATAGCGCTTCGCGGTTTCCAGGGTCACATCGAGCAATGCGGCAGCCGCGCCGAGGTCGCCGGTCTTGCGGTACACCTTAGCCCCGAACGTGTGCCGGAGATCGTAGGGACGCAGTGGGGGAATGAGTGGCAATCCGGCCTTCGCGCGCGCGCGATTCGCCGCCCCGACGCCGCGGAGGAACGAGGTATAGATCGATTCCTTCTTCACCCCGCCCCACGCGTTCATCGCCACGAACTCTTCGAAGGCCGCGACGCCCTTCGCGGTGAGCGGGAAGGTCTTCTCTTCGGTGCCTCCCCCTTTGCGCCGGCGGACGAGGAACACCGTCTTGTTCTTCAGATCGAGCTGGGTAGGCTTGAGCCGCCGCTGTCTCGCCGGAGGCATCCCGACATGCGCCAGCACCTTACAGCACGCTCTGGCTTTGCTGGGGAGCATCGCGTCCAGGATCTCATCGACGATCTCATCGGGGATGGCGCGTGGTTCCGCTGGGGCTTGGGCGTGTCGTCGGAGCTTCGTCGCCACGTTGTCGGCATCGTCGCATTCGTCCAGCGTGCGATACAGCTCGACCAGCCAATCCTTGCAGTGATTCAGCATCGACCCGGAATAGCGGCCGTCGGGATGTTCTTCCGTCCGTTGCCAGCCATCCATCACGGTTTGGTAGTCCGCGAGGGTAATGGTTGATCGCCGTCGATCGCCGAAGGCTTCCACCCAGGCATTCAAGCACGCTTGCGCCGATCCATAACTGGGACGTTTCGTGACGGTGGTCAGGAAGCGCTCGACATCCGCGGCGAACGTCCCGCGTCCCACGGGGCCTCTCGCCTTGCCGCGCTTCTTGGTGAGGGCCGCGCGCATATTCGTCTGCCACTCGCGGATCTCTTTGATCGGCGTGCCCTTCGGAAAGCGCTTCTCCTTCTGACGCTTACCGACCTTGACGACCGCGCTGAGTCCGATTTGGTCGGAATATAGGCCGTCAGAGATGAGCGTGCGCTTCCCGCGTGCCGTGACCATGTGAATGCTTACGGAACCGGGTTGATGTAGAGCGGATTGCCCCAGAAGCGCGCAAGTTCCGACGCCGTCATATTCAGCGGCCGAGGGCGCAGGACGAGCTGTGCCTTGCAGGTCTCGCACGTTACCCGCAGAAAGCCGACCTTGATCTTCGATCCGGTGAGTACCTGCTGATCATTGAGCGGCAAGGACAGGCGGCCATTGGTCGGCACGATGGCGGTGATGTTCACGAACCCGGTATCGCCATCCAAACCGTACGTGATAATGATCGGTTCGGGTGCTCCGAGCGTGGATGTGACGTTCAGATAGGCGAGTTCATGTCCCGGAGCCTCGACGGTGACCTCCGGGAACGAATGCGTCAGTTGTGCGAAGGCGTGCGTCGAAAGCGAGCAGAGCAGCACCGCGGCGAGAAGGGTCGAGCGGACCATGGTGAGGTGCCCTCCTTTTGGGCACACCGTAACTGATCGTCACTGTCCCACGGGAGAATCCCCACTTGCTAGTCACGAAAGTTCGGGCGAAAGTCTAATACGATCCGCTGGCCGTCGCGATGTTGGGGAAGCCTGAGGCGTGCCCAGTATAGGCCGTCTTGCCGTCTTTCAGGATGGACACCGTAATATTGCCCGCATCAGGGCTTGTGTCGATCTGGGCAGAGATATACAAGAAGTCGCCATCTTCAGCGCCGGACCACGCGTACGAGAATGGCAGGCCTGAACCGCGCTGATCGGTCCCGCCATCGGAGTTCTGGTAGGTCAACGCGACATGCTTCGCGCTTCCGGTGACGGTGTATTCGACGCGGTGACCATTGGCATTCTTGCAGCTCGAGACGAGCAGCATGAGCACGCAGAACCCGACACGGCGCAAACTAGTCCGCATGCATCATTCTCCACGAAAGAGTTCATCCCACGCCCGAGCCGCCACATAGGGGGCGAGCGAAAACGCGATGACGAGGCCGGTCAAGGGATCGGGTTGACCGACATTCTTGACCGCAATGACAACGGATGCGATGGCGCCGATCGTGGTGCTGAACCACAACAGCCGTCGGATGGATTCCACAAGGATAGAGGTCTTCGTCTGCGTACTCCGCCCGACACCGTCCGTATTGTTGGACATGCGCATTCTTTCTGGTTGCGTGCCGTGGGCGAAACGGGCACACTCAGAGAAGTAGTGAAAAATGGCTGAGGGTCGTTGCAGGACGAGCCCTCAGCGTGTGAAATAACGGGAATGGTGCAGCGGGGTCAGACTGGGGCAACCGTGCCCCAGGTGACTATACCGCCAATTGTCATCTACCGTACGATCTTCCGCGCAGCTGCGGATATTTCCTTCTGGGCCGACGCGGTGACCACGTCGATCCACCCGCGTGCGCCCGCGAGTCTCCCCGCTAGCACCAGTGGGATCACTGTCATCTGCACCAACGGCTGCGTGTCTCCGCGGATGACGTGACAGGTAAACGTCATCGCGGCCTGACACTGAAAACTCCGCAGATGCTGCGCGGCGACCTGCGCCCGATCGCTTGGCGCGATGGATTGCAGCCAGGCGGTCCCTCGCCACGATCCCACAGCCCATCCGATCCACTGTTCCCATTCGGGGTCAATCCACAAAATATGGCCCTGAAGTGAAGCTCTCCACTCATACCGTCGTATTGTCGCGTCATCATGATGCGCAGCAGGCCCGCAGGCATTGCTGCCCGAGAGAGGTCTGCGACCACTGCCGCACCGGATGACGTGCATCGTGGACGAAGGCGTGGTCATCGCCTTCGTGCTTTTTTTACACTGCGCTCCTTTCTCTGCGTACGACGGACGTCCCCCGCCGCCAGGACACGCCGCATGAACTCCTCGTGCTCACCAGGGCCGAGGGCCTTGGTGCGTAGATAGATCGCTCGAACCAATTGGAAATCTGGGTCCTCCGAATCTGGCATCTCGGCTACTCCTGTCGCTAAGTGCTGCCCCGCTGCAACAAGGTCAGTAGTGGAGATTTCTGATGGTCGTGTCTGATCGACCGGTGCCTGCACGCGCCGATCGCGGTCACTGTCGCCCCGTGTCTCTGCCGCGTCTCCTGCTCGAGTTGACCCACGGTCGTCTGGATCGTAGCGTTCGTCGGACGGGTCCAGGACGGCCAGATCGATCTCAAGAAAGGCGGCGAGGGCTTCGACGCTCGCTAACGAGATCCGGCGCTCGCCTCGCTTCCATTTCCCCCACGTATCCTTCGACGCCCACCCGAAATGGTCTGCTAAGTCATTGACGGTCTTACGTTTAACCGACATAAGCCGGGTCACGTTCGCCCAGAGAATCGGCTGTAGAGGCTTCGCCACTTCTCCGAACGATACGCCTGACTTCATAAAAGTTGTTGGACGCGTCCGATTTCTATTGACGACGCGTCCGGACGCGTCCATACTGGGGTCATGGAAAACACATTGCGCGTCCGGAGAGCCGAACGGCGCATGAGCCAGCGTGAGGCCGCGAGGCTGACCGAGGAAGCCCTGAAGCTGATCGACATGCTCCGCGCCCAGCAAGCGATGGATAACGAGCGACCGACGATGTCCGCCGATCGCTATTGGCGCATCGAAAACGATCACACGCCCCCGACGCGTGACGAGCGACGTGCGCTGGCGACGGTGTTCAACGTCAGCGAGTCGGTGATCTTTCCCCCCGTTGAAGCGGCGGCAGTGGCCTGACGTCGATCGAGTTCGCCATAGACCGCTTCCATCCAGTCCACAGCATCGACTAGTGAGCGGTGGCGAGCACGGACGCGAGCCTGCGCAATCGCCAAGGCCTCGTCCAAGTCTGGCGGCGACAGGTCAGTGAGCGACACGGGAACTAAGCGCACCAGCTTCATAGTGCACACGGTAACGGAACGCGAACACAGACGGAACGCACCTATGTCGGCAAATATTCGGGCGAAGGTCGAAGGCTTCAAACAAGCGTGGTTCGCTTCGCTGCACGATCCGGATGGTCCGTCGATCAAAGCCTTCGCGGACATTGCGGGCTGTAGCCACTCGACGCTGTCGAAGACCGCAGACGAGGAATGCCCCGATGAATGGCCGTCGATGCGCAAGTTCCTCGCGATCCTCCCCTCGCTCACGGATCTGTCGGTGCTCGACTACATCGCGGGCGTGGCGAAGTGCGCGGTGTTCCGCATTCCCGATGCGCGGTATGCCTCGGGACGAGATATCGGCAACACCATAAAAGAGTTCGGAGAGTGGGTCGTGGCCGCCTCTGAAGGCGAACCGAGCGCGACACGTCTCGCGCGCATGGAGAAGGAAGGCCGCGAAGCGATGGCTTGCATCCAGGGCGCGATCGAAGCGGAACGCATGCGCCTCGGCGCGAACAATGACCGCAAGCTGCAAGCCGTCTCGGGAGGTCAGCGGTGAAGCGTCAGCCCCGATCATTCCAGCCGGTCCCGATCGATCAGTTTCCAGATGTGATGACGCTGTCACAGATCTGTGCTGTCCTGGGACAGTCCCCGCGCTATCTCGAACGATTCGTCACACTCCAGAACAAGCTCGGCGAGCAGCTCTTACCGCAAGAGATTGCTGGGCTGAAGCATCGCTATTTAAAAAGTGATGTGAAGCGCTGGCTGAAAGTGGGCATCCCCGGGCGTACAGAAAAGGAAGCGCGCGTGAAGCAGGAGGCCGCCTAAGATCATGGACGCCCAGACCGAACGGATCCTGTCTCAGGTCGGTGTCATCGTCTTCCTGATCGTGTTCTGGTCGGTAATGGGTTGGTTGATGATGCGGTGGTTCTCGTAGACAAAGAATCTTGATGGGGTGCTTCTGATGCTCGAACGACGCTACGAACTGCAGTCCACGCATGCCGGCCAGATCTGGTTAGTCGTTGCGGTCTATGCCACATCGGATGCCGAAGCGATCGACAAGGTGGCTGACGCGGCGGCGAGAGTGCTGGAAGGCGGCGCGACAGACTTGGCACTGTGGGATATCGAGATCGGTCGCGAGCGAGAAGTTCATCGTTACGCCGGAGGAGCGAAGTCATGACCCCATGGAATGCACCACCAGGCACGCGACTCAACGACGTCGAAGAGCATCCACCCGCCGAGGAGTTCAGCGAGCAGGATGCGCTCGAAGTCTTCGCGAAGCAGCTCGGCGAGAAGACCTTCGAGTGCGAGTTGATCGATGCCGCATCCAACTCATTCGCGCGGCGCATCCTGGGCTGCACCTCGATCGAGCAGGCGCAGAACGAGGCGAGAGGATGGCTGGGGATTGCGCCGGCCTTCTAAACGTAAACGGGCCAGCTAGTGCTGTGAACACCGGCTGGCCCTAGGGACAGTCAACAATGACAACCATCGTAACGCAAGAATCCACCACGGTGCAAGCCGAGCCGCGCTACCAGCGTGAAGCCCGAGTGGCGAAGGACTTCGGCACGCTCCTCCATCGGGTGACGACCGACACGGTCGAGAACGTCGATCTCTGCATGATCGCCTCAGCCAAGAAAGACGCCGTACGACAGGGCTGCATCGAGTTGATCCGGGAAGTGTTGGAGCTGGATCCCGATCTGGACCTGTTCGACCTGCAAAACCTGTTGAGCAATGGGAGGTTGCTGTAATGGAACGTAGCGAATCCATTGCGGTCCTTTCCGCCTTTGCAGGCTTTAAAGGCTACTGGACTACCGTCGCATCTTATCCGTGGCTGTGGGTCTCCGGAGATGGACAGATCGCCAGCACCAAGAGCGGTCGCGCCAAAATCTTGAGGGGCTTGATGTGCGGTGCATATCGCGCGGTATCCGTGCGTCGAAAACTGAAGACCTACGTCCACGTCCTAGTGTGTGAGGCCTTCCATGGACCTCGCCCTGATGGCGCCCAAGTCAGGCACCTGGACGGAAATCGCTTCAACAACACTCCGAGCAATCTTGCTTGGGGGACACCGCAAGAGAACTCCGACGACAAGAGGCGTCATGGGACGTGCGCGGCTGGCGAGCGTAACCCCATGGCCCGGCTGACCCTAGAGATCGTCTCTCAGATGCGCTCAATGAGGGCGCGGACTGGTATGTCGTATCGCAGGCTCGGCGAGATGTTCGGCGTGTCAACTATGACGGCGTATCGCGCGGTGGAGGGGCAGTCATGGAGATGAGTGCGGAGATCGACAAGCTCGCCGCCGCCTTGTCGAAGGCGCAGGGCACGATGAAGGCCGCCGCGAAGGATGCGGTCAATCCACATTTCAAGTCGCACTATTCGACGCTCGCATCCGTGTGGGAGGCAGCTCGATCGCCTCTGAGCGGTAACGGCCTATCGCTATCGCAGGGCGCCCATGCAACCGACCAGCTCGTCTCCGTCACGACGCTGCTGATGCACACATCTGGTCAGTGGTTGCGTGACACGCTCACGATGGTGGCGCGCGATGCTTCGCCGCAGTCGATTGGCTCGGCGATTTCCTACGGGCGTCGGTACGGACTGTCGGCCATGGTTGGTGTTGCCCCCGATGACGATGACGACGGCGAAGCCGCGCAGCCCCAATCGAACGGTCAGCAGCGCGACTACAGCCGGCCGCAGAGCAGCGGGTCAGCCAAGCCTCAGGCGGCAGTCGCGAATGCCTTCATCGATTGGAAGCAGCAGAAGCAACTGATTGAAGCCGCGAAGACCGCCGGCTGGACTGATGCGGCGCTCGCGACTTTCGCGAAAGACAACTACGGGTCGTGGGCCAAGGTGCCATTGTCCGAATTCGAGAAGGTCATGGCCGCGATGCAGGGGGGCACGGAACCAATCGGCGGCAATCCGGCAGACATCGACATCGACGCGAAGGATATTCCTTTTTAGGAGGCGAACCATGGGCATGAACAACGAGGAATGCGGACGCTGGATCGCCTTCGACTTGGAGACATTCGCGATCGACGACGTTCCGGCATATCTAGAGCCAGTGAAGGCTCCGGCGAATTACAAGGACCCGGAGAAGATCGCAGCCTACATCCAAGAGGGTACCGCCAAAGCGATCCGTGATGCGGCACTCGATATCGACTTGGCCCGCATCATAGCCCTGGGTCAGCAGGATGACGACATGTCCGCGCCGGCCGCATGGTTCATCGAGGATGAGCGGCAAGAACGGTTGATGCTGCAGAACTTCTGGTCCGGCATCAAGGCGAGCACTCGACTTATCGGATTCCGTATCCGCACCTACGACCTTCCCCTGATGATGCGGCGGTCACAGCTGCTAGGCGTCTCGTATCCGGAGATCAGGCTGGACAAGTACCGGACTGGGCAAGTGGTGGATCTGTACGACGTGCTGACATTTCATGACACCGTTGATGGCAAGTCGCTAGACACCTACTGTCGCCGATTCGGGATCGACGCGCCGGACGCCATCACGGGCAAGGATGTCGCGGAACGCATGAAGGCCGGAGATCTGGACGCCATTCTGGATCACGCCAAGGCCGACGTGTCGCAGGTCGTGCAGCTCGCCCACCGGCTCTCAGTCATTCGTCCTGTGCTGACGGAGGTTGCATAAGTGCCTCCTCGCGGATGGAAACGGCCACCGACTCGCACCGCGGCCGACTACGACCGCGGCATCCAGCTACTCGCCGCCATCGATCGGATCGCCGCCCTCTTAGCCCAGGACTTCTCGGATTGTCCGAGAGTACTGCTGGTGACGACCGCGCTCGGAGATGCGCATCGAGAGTTGAGTGACAAGCGAGAGAAGCTCACCGAGACGCATGGACAGGATGGTGTGGCGTGAGCGATATCAAAGACGGAGGTGCGGCCTTTCCGCGGCCACACAGCCTGGAGCCATACGCTGTCGATCCGCAGCACTACGAGCATTTCGCGCAAGAGGGTATGTCCATGCGCGACTACTTCGCTGCGAAGGCGATGCACGCAGAACTGCTGTCGGCTGGGTCGTTTGCTGGTCCGGCGCGGGCTCTTATGGAGGCGGCAGAAGCCGCCGGACAGACGATCGCCCAGCGTATCGCGTTTCTCAGTTACGAGATGGCCGACGCCATGCTGAAACAGCGAGCCCTCTCAGAAGGCAGAAAGGAGCCGATCCATGGGTAAGTTTCGAGTTCGGTTGACGCGCGAAGTATCAGAAGAGGCGGAGTTGGTCGTTGAAGCAGATTCAGACGATGGCGCGTGGGAGAAGGTTAACGAACGGATCGAGTCCGGCGAAGAGTTTGACGAGTTGTCGTGGTCTGGCTACGACGTAGACAAGCAGAGCCTAGAAGTCATGCACGTCGAGGCGACGGGGAACCGGTAATGCCTGGTGGAGTCTCCTGCCCGAAGCCAGCGCCAGTCGAGATCGATCGATCTGATCGCAAGCGGTCGCGCGAATCGACGTATCGCCGCAATTCAAAACTGGCTCGTGAACGAGATCATCACCACTGCCGTGTATGCGGTTCACAGTTCGGGCTGGAGACGCATCATCTGGTGCCGCGATCGCTAGTCGGGAAGGCGCTTCGAGACGAGCGCAGGAACCTCGTGACGCTGTGTGGCGGGGAAGGCAACTGTCACCAGCTCGTGACCCGTCATGTGATCGAGTTGCAGGCGATGACAGATCGTGGCGCTGACGGACCGTTGAGCGTCTCAAAGTTCGACAAGGCCGAAGGCGGCTACATTGTGATCACGGAGCGCGCATGATGGTCGAATGGATCCTCGCGGGTGCGTCTGTCCTGGCAGCTTCTATCACCGCGTGGTTGCTCTCTCGGAGTGCGCAGCGATCACGGGATCTGGATCAACAGGAACGCGTACGACGTCGGTATGTCGGGAGATGGGAACGATGAGCGATCAGAATCTCGACTTCGAAGTACATGACGGTGAAGGCTTGCAGGCGACGTTCCGGAATGGCGCCGATGCCATGTTGTGGGCGCATCAGTTGATCAACCGCGGTGGCACCTACATCCGCGTGGTCCATGTCGGCGATGACGCAGAGGATCCCGCAGAACTGGTGTCCTGGCGATTCGATGTGGGTGGGGACGAGATGCCGGTTCCCGTTCGAGAGGGGTAATAAGTGAACGAGTTGAACCCGAACAATCCGGCGCTGATGCAGATGCACGACAGTTGGCACAAGTTTGTCGTGATCTTGATGATGCGGTATGGCCTGACCGAATTCGAGGTGACCCTGGACGACGTGCGTGGGATGGCGGACGCTGACAACGCGGTCATGCTAGACGCCAGAAACCAGCGGTTGGTCCTGCGGCTCGTTTCTAACGAGGAGGCCGCACGTCTAGCCCGCAAAGAAGGAGGGTTGCCGGTATGATCCTGACGACCGATCCGAATGATCCGCGCATAAAGCGCTACACCGGCGACCCAGAGACGCCAGGACCGCAGCACGATGTCTATCTCGTGCTCTCAGATGAGGAACTGGCCAAGGGCTTCGTCCGGCCGTACAGAGACGAATACAAGCATTCGACATGCGGCACGGTGACGAGTATGGGCCATGCGCTGTCAGCGACGTATGCCCGCGATCCGAAGTTCTACGGCGCGACGTATTGCGTGCATTGTCGTGTGCATCGGCCTGTTTCTGAATTCACCTGGGTTAAGGACGGAAGCGTCGTCGGATCGTAACAAGCTTGGAGTCCTGCGGTGAGTATGGTACTCCGCGCCTCGTCTCGTCACCTGATTCTAGCGGGTCGGATGATACTCCAAAGTTGAGAGGCGCGATCAATGCCTGCAGGGGGTGCAGGGCGATACCGTGGGACTCCATTCGGTAGGCATTGTTTGTGGCAGCGTAGGTAGCGAGGTGATATGGGCTTGGACATCTATCTGTATCGGTTCGAAAACAAGGCCGAGTCGGATCGCCTTGAGGCGGAGTACGAAGCCAAGAGCGATGCCGTCTGGGCCGGCAGGAAATACGACGCCATATCGGAGGCTGAACGGGATGAGTGTCGATCGCAACTGAAGAGTGCTGCGGCTGTTCTTGGTGTTGGAGAGTACGGCGAGGCACCGGAGCCGCTGAAGCGGAAGATCTCGCGCAAGTCGGCGCTTCATCCCGATCACATGTTTGAGGTGGGTTACTTGCGGTCATCGTACAACGATGGTGGATTCAACGCCGTGATGCGCCAACTCGGCGTGCCGACCCTTTATGATGTGTTCGGCGCGTCGGATGAATACGAGTTCCAGCCGGATTGGGCGAAGGCGCTGACGCGTGCCTTAGCCGGCCGTGAATCCTTCGATGCCCGGGTGGGTGCGACCAATGGCCGATCGGTTGTGACGATCGCGTCGAACATATTCCACCGCCCAGAAATCTCTACGGAACGTCAAGCCATGGATTGCTTCATGGCCCGCCTCAAAGAGCAGCGGCCGGATAGCTTCCGAGCTTTCTCGACTCGCGATGGGGACTTCTTTCTAGGCGATCAAGCCCTGACGATCGAGGCGGCCATTCCTGGCATCGATTCGAGACTGGGGCGAGAGTCTGTCGTGTATCTGATCGTCAAGGGCGACAAGACGTACGACTGGTATCGGCAGGCGTGGGACATCGTCGTGGAGAACTGCGAGTTCATTCTCGCCCAGCCAGATCGCGACAAGTACTGGCTGCACTGGAGTAGCTAATGAGGAAGGAATCGCGTCCCTAACGGGACGCGAGAAGCGTGGTTCGTTTGGAGATCGGCCTGTGTTGCCCGAACTGCTATCTGAACGGACTTCACAACACGGCGCCTCAGCGTGTGCGCTGAACTGTGGCCGCTCGTCGAGGGACGGCGTTACGACGTGGGCCAGCAGCACGGGAAGTTTGAGTTTTGAGTGTGAGCTTCTTCGGTCTCGACATGAACGAGGACGAATCCGGCGCAAGAGTCGCGTGGAGTAGGCCGGCGGGAGTGCTGACGCGGAAAGGGCGGCGCGAGAAAGCCTGGGGCCAGTAGAGCACAGAACGGCTTGACAGGGCGGAGAGACGCCCACTTTTAGACGCATCACCTTCGCCATTCTTTAGAAGAAGTAGCAGCTGGAGAACAGGCACATGAGCGGAACCGAGCCCGAATACGCCTATGCGGTCTACGACCACTACAGCGAAGGCTTGAAGTGCGAGCGGGCGCTGGTGGTGAAGGTGACCACCAAGTTGGTGCGCTTGGCCAGCTATCTCGCTGGAGCTGGCTACTCGCGTCAATTACGTCGGGATGAGGCTGTCTTCACGGAACGTGAGGCCTGGGCGCGATACCAGCGGAGGGTAGCCGACGAGATCGCAGCCGCTCGAACCAAGTTGGCAAAACTGGAGCAACAGTACGCCTTCGCAACGGACCGCGTGTCGGAACTGACGGTTAGCGGACAACTGGCCGCCGACATGCCTATCGCTCGTACGTAGCTCTCTCGACTAACACAATGGCAAGAGGACGCGTCATCTCGAAGTCGCTCGGAAGTTCCAGGAGATTCCACAAGCTCCTGGAACACGCCGGAGATTTGGGGGAGTTCGCCCAAGCTCTCTATCCGTTGATGGTCGCACATGCCGACGACTTCGGTCGATTGTCGTGTGACGCGTTCACCGTTAAGCATGAGGTGTTCCCGACGTCTCCGCGCACGGAGGAAGAGTTTGATCGTGTCTTGAACGCGATGCACACGAGTGGCTTGATAGTGCGCTATGTCCTTGGCGCAGAACAGTATGCCCAGATAGATAAATTCGAAGAACACCAGAGCGGGCTGCATAAGCGAACCGCATCGAAGATTCCTGGGCCCCCAGAGAATGTCCCGGCGATTCCATCATGTTCCGGGATCTTCCCGGATATTCCCTCTGAACTGAAGGGAACTGAACTGAACGGAAGGGAAGGGAGCGCGGCGCGCGTCCCATCCACTGCTAGTCATCAACCAGTGATGCGGATTCGAGAGCGTCGCGAGACTCTCGTCGAGCCTCCAATTGCTCATGTCGACCATGTGTTTTGTTGGCGTATGTGCGTGCCCAGACAGCTCCATGAGGATTTTGTCCGGCGCATGGGGGGGGATGCAGTGAGCGCCGACAAGGCGCTGAGGGCATGGTACGAGCGCGAAGCCAAACGATGGGGCGAACAAGAAATCGGCAGTGATCGATACAAGTTCTGGAACGCCAACTACGCCGAATGGCGAAAGTCGTCGGCCGCCACCTCTGCCTCTGTAGCGGCGAAGCACAAGGTGCAGACGGCGAAGCGCGAGACCGACGTGTTGCTCAAGAGCCTGCGTCCAGTCGTCGGAGGACAAGCATGAGCGCCGTCAAGGACGCCGTTGATGACCGCGTGCTGCCGCATTCCCTCGAAGCGGAACGGTCGGTGCTAGGTGCGATCCTGCTTCGCAATGAAGGCCTCGACGAAGCGGCAGAACGGCTGACTCCGGCGGACTTCTATCGGCAGGCACACCGGACGGTCTACGGGGCGATGCTGTCCCTCGCCGAGCGGCGGGAAGCGATCGACCTCATCACCGTGCGCGAGGAACTCGGAACCGAGGGGCTGAACGCGATAGGCGGACCGGCGTATCTGGCCAAGTTGGTCGATGGCGTGCCTCGGAGCACCAACGTCTCGCACTACGCCGAGATCGTGAAGGAGAAGGCAACGAGGCGAGCCGTCATCGCTGCGGCGCAGGATGTGTTGGAGTCGGCCTACGACACCGACCTGAGCGCCGACGATGTGGTGAATGCGGCTGAACAGCGGTTCTTCCGCATCGACGAGTCGGAGCAGCGCGGTGGGCTCATGGGCGGGGCACAGTTGGTCGACGAGATCATGCCGATGCTCCAGGCACTGATGTCTGGTGAGCGCAGAGGCATCACGGGCGTGCCGAGCGGGTTCGGTGATCTGGACGCGCTCACGACTGGATTCCAACCGGGCGATCTGATTCTGGTCGCAGCAAGACCAAGTGTCGGAAAAAGCGCCTGGGTCTCTGATGTGTCGCGGCATCTCGCGATTAGCGCAGCTCACGTCGGTAATGTCGGCTTCTGGTCCGTCGAGATGTCCCGGCAGTCCTTGACGCTGCGCAACATCGTGGCGCAGGCCCGAGTGGACGGGTTGAGGCTCCGTAGCGGGTATGTCAGCACGAGCGATTACCAAGCCATCCTGCGTGCGGCCGAGCAGATCCGGAACAGCAAGCTGTTCATCGACGACAGTAGCGGATTGCGCCCGATGGAACTGCGTTCAAAGGCGCGTCGGTTCGCGGCGACACAGGGCCTTTCGCTGATCATCATCGACTATCTGCAGTTGATGCGAGCGGACAAGGGCGAGCACTACGAGAACCGAAACATCGAGGTGGCTGGTATCTCGCGGTCCTTGAAGGCGATTGCCAAGGAGTTGCAGGTCCCGGTCATCGCCGTCTCGCAGCTCACCCGCGAAGTCGAGAAGCGAGCCGACAAGCGGCCGAACCTGGGCGACCTCCGCGACTCCGGCAGTCTCGAGCAGGACGCTGACATGGTGTTGTTCCTCCACCGGGACGGCTACTACGACCGTGACGCCGATCAAGGCAAGGCGGAATGCATCATCGCCAAGCAGCGCAACGGGCCAACCGGGGTGATCGACTTGACCTGGCTCCCTTATGCGAGCCGATTCGAGAACTACGTAGAAGGTGGAGCATGATCCAGCCCTACTACCAGGACGAAGCGGTTCAAATATTCCACGCGGACTGCCGCCAAGTGCTGCCGTTTCTGACTAAGACGGATCTGCTGCTGACGGATCCGCCATACGGATTAGAGCAGGGCCTGAAGCGCAAGCGTGGCGGGAGTGGAGCGACGGTCCAGAAGACTGGACTGCTAGCAGGCAAACCACGAACGGCGTTTACGGATTATGGCGCCGACGGCGATTGGGACGCGTCACCGCCGCCAGCATGGTTGTTCGATTCTCTGCGAGAGATCACGCAGCATCAGATCATCTTCGGCGGCAACTACTACGACCTGCCGCCGGCGTCCTGCTGGTTGGTATGGGACAAAGACAACGGAGAGACGGACTTCGCTGATTGTGAACTTGCCTGGACGAATCTCAAGAAAGCCGTTCGTCGCCTGCGTTATCGCTGGAATGGCATGCTCCAAGAGCCTGGCTGTCGCAAAGAAGTCCGCGTCCACCCAACCCAGAAGCCTGAAGCAGTGATGCGCTGGGCGCTGATGCAGGCGCCTGAGGGCTGTGCCGTGCTCGATCCGTTCATGGGCAGCGGGACCACACTTGTAGCGGCGAAGAGACTCGGCCGGAAAGCAATCGGGATCGAACGCGAGCGCAAGTACTGCGATCTCGCAATTGAGCGGCTGGCGCAGTCAGCCCTGTCCTTCGCTGAAGGGGATGTCGCATGATATCCGATCCCATCCGCTCCATCTCCTCGAAGCATGAACCGATCACGTCAGCCAATGCACGTACGTATCTGGCGATCGATACCGCCTGGCTCGCGGCGATCCGTCGTGAGTCGAAGCTTGGCGCCAAGGTGTCGCCCTGGTTGCTGGCGACGGTGTCCATGCGCATTGCGTTAGCGGAAGCGATCATCACCGCAGCATCAACGCATGATGCTCCACACGATCTGCTCACAGGAGGACAGGCCGCATGACTCGTCAACATTGTCTCCTCGTCGCAGAAGCCAAGCGAGCCTTCGGCAAGGCCGCGGCGAAGCTCAAGCCGTTGATCCGCCAGATCGAGATCGATGAGCCCGTGGACTGGGAGGACTTCGGACGGGTGATTAGAGAGACCGAGATCGCGGCCCATCACTTAGCAGTGGTGGAAGAGCAGGCGAGAAAGGCTGTGGCCGCGTGACGCTGATTGAACGTTGCAAGCGACTCGATGCGCTCTATCTGCGATGGGATCGAGCCTGGCTCCGCTGGATGCGTGAGCGTACTGAATCATCCCGTCGATCGGAGCGCTACCACTACTGGAAGTACCACAAGCTGGTCGGAGAGAAATGGCAGCGGCAGGAGGAGACAGCCTAGTGCCTCGTCATCCCTTGGTGCTGTCTCTCTTCCCAGGTATCGGATTACTGGACATGGCGTTCGAGGAGGAAGGGTTCACGGTCGTGCGCGGTCCAGATGTGCTGTGGGGCGGGGATATCCGGCGCTTTCATCCGCCGGCGGGTAAGTTCGACGGGGTGATCGGCGGCCCGCCATGCCAAGCGTTCTCCCGGCTTGCGCACATGGTGCGTCAACGTGGCTATGAGCCGAAGTTCGGAAATCTGATTCCCGAGTTCGAACGCTGCATCGCAGATGCCGGGCCCGGATGGTTCGTCATGGAGGAAGTTCCGGACGCTCCCTGTCCACGCGTTGAGGGCTATGCGGTGCATTCATTCCTGTTGAACAACCGCTGGCTGGGGGAGACCCCAAATCGCTTGCGTCGCATTTCGTTTGGCGTCCGGGCCCGGCATGCGGTGAGCTTGCCCATCCAGGTCGAGGCGTTGGTCCCGTTTCAATTCGAGCACGCCGCCACGGGTGGCAGTCAGTTCGACGGGGAAGGTAAACGCTGCAAAGGGTCGCGCCTACCCTGGAATGCCAAATCAGAGAAGGCGTTCCGGGAGGTCTGCCGCAAACAAGGGCTACCCGATGATTTCGACCTGCCAGCCTTCACCGTGGAGGCTAAATGCAAAGCAGTGGGCAATGGCGTGCCGTTGGCAATGGGACGAGCTATCGCCCGCGCCGTGATGCAGGCAACAGAACCAGCCGCGGAGGTGGCCTAGATCATGCCTCGTCATCCCTCAAAAACGATGCCCCGCATGATCTATGCGAACCAGAAGCCGCAGCCGAAAGCCGGATCCTGGTGGATCGGCTTGTCGAGGTCCGAACTCGCCGACGCTGCCTTGGTGCGTGAAGCCGATCGGATGCGTGCCTCTCGCGATGGACAACAGTCTCTCGGGAAAGCCCCGTTAGGGGTAGGGAGTGTCGACTAGATGCTGAAGGATCCGAACGTCGCCATCATTCGAGACGAGACAGGTCAGCCGACGAGCCTTGCTCTCGGTTCGACGCTGGAGCAGGAGTTCGCGTGGCAGATCCGGATGCTGCAGCTGCCGACGCCGGTGTTCCAGTATCGCTTCCTACCGCCGCGACGGTTCCGGTTCGATGTGGCGTATCCCGATCTCAAGCTGGCTGTCGAGTTGAATGGCGCGACATGGGTGCAGGGGAGACACACACGCGGTCAAGGCGCAGCCTCTGATGCCGAGAAACTCTCATTGGCGGCGATTCACGGGTGGTGCGTCCTTGTCGCCGTGGCTGAACACGTCAGGGATGGGCGTGCGGTGAAATGGTTGGAAGAGGCGCTCCAGCGCCGGAAAGCCGTGTGATGAATCAGCAGATCCTCGACGCGCTCACATTCTACGCCGACGAACGATCCTACTCCTCAGGACATAACGGACCAGACGTCATGAGAGATCTCGGGGTAAAGGCAAAGGAAGCGCTGGAGTCAGCAGAACATGGGTGGCGCCCAATCGATACGGCTCCAACGGACGGCACCGAGGTGTTGATCCTGTCGCCGTCGCTCGGTCTCGTGCTGTGCAGATACAGCGCATGTGATGAGGCTAGCCGAGATGATGGCTTTCCTTCGTCATGGGTCACAACGTGGAGCGGTGAACGACTCGCACGGAATCCGTCGCACTGGATGCCGGTGCCTCCAAAGCCAGCGAAGGAGCAGCAGTAAATGGCCACTCAGGATCTCCAGGGACTGGTGCAGCAACTACGGGACGAGGCGAGCCATGACGAGTTCCCGATCGGCTTCGCGCATCGCCTACTAGACGAAGCTGCCGACGCCCTGGAACGCCTCAGCAAGGCGCGGGGGACGTGCAGCTCGTGCCGGTTCTATCAGTGCGGGTATCCGACTGGACACTGCGATAACGATCGATCAGCGGCCAGCTCGATTGTTGATGCGATGGCGTCTGATTGGGGCTGCAGACTTCACGAACCCCAGCCCACCGCGACCGAGGAGGCTTCGAAGCCGTCTCAGGAAGAGTTCTGGACCATTCCAGGTCACCAAGCCAAGGACTGTCCGGTGTGTCGGTCCGTGGGAGCCGAGGAGGGGAAGTAGCGATGCCTAGACGTACGATCGCTGAGGCGCAGATCGCGCAGCATGCCCGCGAGCGTGAGCGGCTCGATACGCAGCCGCACATGACGTTGACGCCAGAGCGAGATGGTCGTCTCTGGTCTGAGTTGTATCCAGATCACGGTCTGCACCCGACACAGCGCCAGTCGCTGCTCACCGCTCGGGAGGCGTTCTCTCAGGGCTTTCATGCCGGTGCGCGATGGGGCTACAAATTTGCAAAGAGGCGCGCGCGGAGAAAGAGCCAATGACCGATCAGCGATTGACGCCGCAGGATGAGCAGCTTGTCAGGCGATGCCTGCGGGAGGGAGCCCAAGCCTTTGACCATACGTTCATGGAGAAGCTCCTCGCCGAGATCGATCGGCTCCGGGGAGAGCGACAGTGGTTGCCAATGGAGACCGCTCCGAAGGACCAGGACATTCTGGCATGGCTGGAGACCGAACGATGCGCGATGGTTTTCTGGCGTCCGCAGTCGGGTCGTTGGTGGGAGCACGGCATGGGTGGAGTCACGCCGCTGGCCTGGATGCATCTCCCTGTCGCCCCAGACGCCACGGTCCCGTCGAGACCGCAAGAGGCCACGACCTCAGAGTCCGTGAAGGAGAGATAGCCCCCATGGCACAAACACCAGAAGAGCGGTATCTGACCGACCCAGCGTTCCGCCTACTCGTGGATCGGCTGTACGAATCCATCGCGAGCGCGAGCTACACGCCGTCCGAATTGCGTGAGGCCGTCATTCTGGCCGCGATTCACTACGAGATGCGCAATCCCATGCCTCGGGAGTGGCTGTCTGACGAGGAAGCCATCATCAGACATGGATATATGCGGAAACGGGAAGGATAGCGGGCGATGCCGACATTCCTAGAACGCTTGCGTGATATGTGGGAGGACGTCACCTTCGGAAACGATCTGGTGGCGACGCTGCTCGTGCTCCTCGCGCTGGCGATCGGTGTCGGGTTGTTGGTGGCCTATAACGGACTCGCCCGTGCCGCGTGGCGCTCGTGGTTGGGACTATGACATTGCAGGAGGCGCGACAGCTTCAGGTCGGGCTGTATCGCGTGTGGTGGAAATCCGATCCCGGCCATTCCTCGTTGGCGGCGGTTGGCCAGTGCTCCGACGGAAACAGGTGGCTCGCTCCGGCGAACTGGCTTCAGCCGGACACCAGAGACCGTCACGTGTGGCGGCGGGTTGATCGCGTCGAATTAATAGAGGCTCCATGGTCAAGGCGAGTGAGAGGTTAATGCGATGAGCGAGTCCTTCACCTGTGCGCAATGCGGCGGAGTTTTCACCTCGGAACGGTCCGACGAAGAAGCGCACGCCGAAGCCGTGAACAACTGGGGCGCGGATGGCCGTGCTCCTGGGATGGTGGTCGTCTGCGACGACTGCTATCGGGACGTCATGGTTAGGCGCCAAATGGCAGCTCGCCTGGACGAATGGTGCCAAGCGGAAGCGGATCGGATGGTAGTGGAACTGCTGAATGGGATCGGAACGAGCGCGCCGTCAGGATTTCTGAAGGGTTGATGACGTGCCATTCGCGCCCCCGAGACCCTGTAGAAATTGCCGGAAAGCCACCACCGAGAAAGGCGGCTACTGCGAAACATGCAAGCCCAAGTACGAGAAGCAGCGTCGGCAGACCGAGACATGGCGTCATGTTACAGGGGCTCGAGGTGGCACCATCGACATCTACCAGTCCTCACGCTGGAAGGCTGAACGGAAGGCGTTCTTGATCGGGCGACCATTGTGCGAATGCGATGAGTGCAGATCTAGGAATATGGTTACTGCGGCCACTGTGGTCCATCACGTTAAGCCACATCGTGGTGACCCGGAGTTATTCTGGGACTGGAACAACTGGTCTCCACGGGCAAAGTCCTGTCACGACAGGGAAACAATGCGCGAAGTTCACGAACGGAATAGGCATGGATGAATTGCGGGCGACTCGTACTAGGCAATGTCCAACATGTAACCTGGAGTTCGGTTATCCCGTTGGGAAAGGAAACGATAGGAAGCATTGCAGTGCGGCGTGTCGCGTTGCCCACCAGCGATCGTTGCGGCTCGCGCGCACATATCCGCCATGCCCGACGCCTGGATGCGAGCGGCAGGCGAAGCGGGTCGCAGCAGGCCTGTGCGATACCTGCTATTGCCGTCTTAGGCGAACCGGAACGACCGCGCCACCTGTTCGATCGTTTCGATATCGCCGTGCTGATGGGTATATATCCTTGGTAAGGCCCGGCCATCCCCTCGCAGATAGGGATGGGCGTGTATCAGAGCATCGGTTGGTGGTTTATGAATGGCAGCTTGAACACGACCTCCCATTGGAATGTTTCTGGTGCGGCAAGCTGCTGACATGGGAAGACGCAACCGTTGACCACCTGAACGAAATCAAGGACGACAACAGGATTGAGAACTTAGCGCTAGCGTGTGACCCATGTAATCGGGCGCGCGGCCAGGTGTTGCCGTTCATCCGTCGTTTGCTCCCCGGTCGCATTCGCACTCTCACTGATTGGCTGATGTTGTATCGCGCTCGGTGGCATAACGACCCGGGACTTGATATGGCGAAACGCCGAGCATGACGCCCGCTGCCATCCACACCATAGCGCACGCACGATGCGACAATCGAATGAGAGGCGGCTCTAGTGAAGGTCTACCTGACATCATCATCGGCGTATAGCCGGCCAACGGAGGTCATTGACATCGCTAGCCTCGAGCAGTTGCTGGCGCTGCTAGAGCAGGAGCGGCACCCGTTGATCATCATGCCCAAGGACGACAAGGGCATCTATACGATTGAGATCTATGACGACTACCGAGAATGAGCATGACTTGGCATGAATCATGTTCGGTGGGTAGGGCGGTCGGAATCTTCATCGTTCATTGAGTTCCGAAA